GGGGTCGGTCATCGCTGCGCCTCCCGCTCAAGATCGGTAGCAGAGCCGTGGTTGCCCACGCTGCGCAGCCATTGGGCCACCGCGAGGAGTACGGCGCGGGCTTCCGGCTTCCACTTCAATTCGGGAGGGCGGCCAATGATCGGCTCGTTCTCGATGATGTCGGCGATGGTATCCACCAGCCCCCCATCGCCCGCCGGGGCCTGGCTGGGCTCGGGCGTTGAGTCGTCAAGGATTCCTTGACTGCTGCCCTGCTCGGCGCGGCCGGCGGCTAGGCCCTGCTGGTAGCCGTGGTCGTACAGGGCGCGGCGTGCGGCCTCGGCCTGATCCATCATTACGCACTTCCGTGCTGCGTCCGGCTGCGCACGTCTCCTTGCCTTCAACTGCACCTCGCACAGCTCATCATCCGACGGCACCGCCGCTGGCGGGGTGGGGACGGTGGATGGCGCTTGGACAGGCGCTACCCGCTCCGCCTCAAGCGCCTCGACGCGGGAGAGGATGTCAAGATTCGCCTTGGCAGTGCGCCCGATAGCCATGGCGAGCGTATTAAGCCATTCTTCGTGCCTTTCAATGTGAGCTAAATCCTCTGGCTCGAACTGGAGCTTGGCGTACACCGAGTCAAACCTAGCCCTGGTAGCTTCATCCATCGTTGGTTTCGCGGGGGAGAGGAGAGGAGGGTAGTAAGCCCGCCCCGACAATCAGCAGTATAACTGCGTACAGGGGGACGGTCGTTGATCCTGCGAGCAGGAACATGATTCCTGCTAAGAAACTTCGCATAGCGTTGCCTCGGGGGATGATGGTTCGAGATTGTCGGGGAGAACATGGACACTCCCCTCGACGCCAGCAGTCAGCGCGATGGTATTTAGGGTGTCCCGGTCTCCGTAGCAGATCACTCGGGAGTGGCCGCCAGTGGTAACCCAGAGATTGTAGCGTGTCATGCTTCCCATCCCGCCGGTAAACCATTTGGGTGTTCAATCAGCCGGCGGAGTAGGGCGGCAGGCTCGAAGCTGCGCCAGGCGGCTTCGATGCAACTAATCATCGAAGCTCCAGTCCAGTTCTCACAACCAGACAGCACCCGGTCTTGCCAGGCCTGCCTGGCCACCACGTCTGCAGCGCTGCAGGCGTCTCGCGCTGATTCGGCCGCCATGCTCGCGGGGCAGCACGGTGCGGATGTGAGGGAGTATGTGCATAACGCCCATTGCGCTGCTGCCGCGCAAGCGCCTGCGTAGTCTCCGCTCTTGGCATCAGCCAGCACTACGAAAGCGTTTAGCGATTGCTGGCTGCGTCCTTTGAGCATTGCCTCCCAGTCGTACCGCAAGCCGGCAAGGGCGGAGGTGTTAAGCATGATCTTATTGGGGAATACCGTATCCCATAACCAGTCACGTACGAGCCGGAGACGTTCAAGCTCAATCTCGTCCTCGTCCAGACTGCCGGCCGCCCAGGGGAGCAGTGCCTTCCACTCTTTACTGTTGCGCATTTCGTATCCCGCCGAGTCCTGAGCTTCGATAATGAAGCGATGAATCACGGGACTCATGCACGAGGGGCGAGTATCGCCGATTTCACCCGTTAAGGCGATATTGATGGCGGCGATGCTGCAAGGCATTTCGGCAAAGCCAATGCCCTGAGATAGGTTGACTGTGGAGAGGAAGCTGGCGACCTTGTTGCGGTCTTCTTTTGTGAAAGATTCAGACATGATCAACCTCGGCTTTGTTGTACTGTGGTGTCGCCGTTATAGCGACCTGTTTGTGCGTAGCTGCGACTAGGGGCGTCGAACATATAGGTGAACTTCAACTGCCCCACTCTTTTGCCAGGCCAGAGCTTCAACGGCCACAGTTGGCGGTTGTTCTTGAACTCCATCGTCAAGCGGCTGCCATTCCAGCCTGGGTCACAGTATCCTGCGTCAGCGTGATCCAGCCCTTCTCTAGCTCTGGAGCTTTTCAGCTTAAACTCTGCGCAGATTAAGTTAGGGATGTAAAACGTTTCAAGCGAGTCAGCCAGTAAGAATTGACCCGGCACCATTAGGTAGGGATTTTCTTCGCTGTGCTGCTCTAGTGGGTATGGTACAAGCTCCTCGCTTTCTGCTGATTCGATTAGCAGCCATGACCCGAGCCGAATATCAAGAGAGGCTGGGTTTACGAGGGAGGGATCGAATGGTGTCACCATGCCGGCACGGCAATGCGTGATGATGTCGGAGTCGGGGAGGATCATTGGTGTTTAGTTATGGAGCGAAAGGGTCAGGCGTCAGTAGGCGGTTGCTGCTGGAGGGGGTAGTGAACGCGCAGATCGATACCGGCAAGGGTATCGATCTGCGCTGTCTGGGGGTGCGAGACCGGGCCACGCTCAATGCGGTAGGTGACAGCCCTGTCGCCTAATTTTGCAACGATCTCGATTGATTGAGACGGGTAGAAACCGTGGAGATTGAAAAATTGCAGCATGGATCTGTCCATTGCTTCAATGAACTGCTGCTCGTTACTGGTGTCACTCATTGATTGCCTGGGCTGGTTGAACAATGTCATTATGGCCCCGCGAGCGCTTTATGCAACGCTCTTGTGCTGATGTCTTAACAATCAGTAACACTAGCGAGCCATGGCAGCGTTGCAGTAGCCCATCGGCAGGCCTAGGGTGCGCTCGATCTCGCGCTTTTGTTGATCGCTCAGCCCTTCCGGGTTGCTTGCAAGCGGCCACAGGATCATCGGGCTGTAGTCTTTTTCCCTCACGAGGAACAGGTTCCTGTTGGCGGCCTTGAACTTTTGCCTCAGTCGCTGCTCATAAATGTCTTCAATGGGTAGTTCCTTGAGATCGCGCTTGTTCCCCTTGGCGACAAATGCACCGGCAGGTCTGGGGGGAGCTTCGACAATGTTATTGCTGGCGTCAACCATAAGGTTCCCTGGCTGAAACTTGACCTTCCCTTCTAGTGTCCAGTCAATCGGCTTGTGAGGCAATGGCAGGTGCTCCCAGCAGTTGCCATGATCGATGATAAGCGCTACTTTGTCGGGATTGTTTTTGTCAGTGCGCAATACTCTGCCGATCAACTGCTTCCAGAGCCGTAGTGATTTCGTGGGGCGAATGAGCTGTAAGCATGTTGCTGCTGGCAGATCGAGACCTTCATCGATCAGCGCTACGGAGACAATGACCTGCAATTTACCAGCCGTGAACCGCGTAAACGCACTATCGCGCTCCCTTTCTGGCGTGTCACCGATGACAACTTCTGCGCTGATACCAGCCGCCCTATACTCCTCGGCCAGTATGTGCGCGTGATCGATGCTGATTGTGACAGCAATTGTCGGCTTAAGTTCAGGGTTGAAGCGCATTAGATCGCGCACGAAATCGCCATCGACCTCGATGATTCGCTCCTCTATTTGCTTCGCATCGTAGTCTCCTCCTTTCGTTCCCACGCCTTTCGTATCAACAATCGCCTCACCCGCAAACATCCGATACCAGCACAGTGAGCCATCGTCCATGAGCTGCTTCGGTTGCGGCCCGAGAATGAGCTTCGTGATGCCGAACTTGCCCAGGCCGGCGCCCGTGGGGGTGACGGGAGTTGCAGTTGCGCCGGCGAAGAACGATGGCTGTATCTCCTTGATGATCTCTTGGTAACTCTTCGCCTGTATATGATGAGCTTCGTCTAGCAGCACTACCCAGTTCTTGAACGAGGGGAGAACAGCGCGACGGCGTGAAAGTGTAGGGATCATGCTGACCATGATCCCACGAAACTCGGTGGTACGCTTTGCGCTGTAAAACCCAATCGGCTCGTTACAGTGCTTGTGGCAACTGTCTGCTATCTGCTTGATGATCTCGTTTCGATGCGCCGCGAGCAGCACGTTATAGCCCCATTCACGAAAGCGGCGTGCAATCTCTGCCATCATCACAGTTTTACCACTGCCCGTGGGGCTCACCAGGCAAGGTGCGCCCCCTTTTAGCATGTGCTCTACTGTAAGATCACAGAGGTTATGTTGATACTCGCGGAGATCGAACATTAGCCCTTAATGACCTGTGCGACCCAGGTGCATTCTTTGTCCGCCATTTCCGCTTTGCCTGCCTTGAGATACTTGGCTTGCAGTTTTGCGGACTCAGACTTGTACTCTTCCGAGTGGTCTTCGCCTACCTTGAAATAGGTACCTGTCGCCCGCCGGCCGAGACGGATCTTCTGGATACTGCCATCGCTGAATTGACAGCTAGTATCTGACTTTGCGGCTAGCTCGTTTGCTTTGAACAGTTCCTCGCACTGTTGCTTGATCTGTTTCTTCTCTTGTTCGACGATCTTTTCTTGTTGCGTCAGGTACAGCAAGCGTGCTGCGAGCTGTCCTGCATCGACTGGTTGCTGGGCGGGGGATTGCATGGTGTGCTTTTTGGGTGGATTGTTGACGAGAGCAGTGCAAGCTAAGACGACTCAGGTAATCGGAATAAGCTCAATTAAGTCTTGCAATGAAGCGACACTTTTTGCTACTATTTTTAGCATTCCGCTTTCGCGGGTGTCAACTACCATTTGAACATTGTAGATTTCAATTATCTTCCAGACTATTCCATGCAAAAAGAAAACTTCGTTAAGTTTTGCGTGATTATTTTCTGCGAGAACCTCGCCACTAAACTCCGCGCCTCCCATCTTAAACGGTACAGTTTCAGTGGAAGTAAAGCCGCTGCGGGTAGTTACCGGGCATTCGCGGGCTTCTCGGGTGTAGCGCCAGTTATGCCACTCCCGAAGGTCGTAGGGCAGGCTGGCGATAGTGGCCTGCATGGTGTGCTTTGCGGGTTAGCTCGCTAATTGTAGCACCTCGGCAAGCCCGTCAAGTATCGCGTCGGTGCTTAAGCAAGAAAAGTTTGTATTTCCGCTCAACGAAAAGAACTGATACACGCTGCCGCCCCACACGTAGTCGATCCGTTCGATCCGTCCGATCTCGCGCCCATCAAGCAGCACCGGCACGACGGCAAACGGCGGGGAGGGTGGGTCGGGCTCCCCCAGGGCCAGGGCCATCGCCACGCCGGTCTCGTCGGCAGGGTGGACGCCTCGGGCAAGCTCCCCAAAAACGGTCATTTCGCCGAAGGTGAGGCGTGGATTGGTCATGGCTGCGGGCAGAATCGACGCGAAATGGGAAAGTGTAGAGAATTAGGTCTTCGCCGCCAGTTGCAATAGCTCCTGGTCGTCAAGGAGCCAAATGCTGATAAGCGCTCCACCAGACGCCCCTGGTTCAACGTAGATTTTCTGCGATAGCGTTGCAGCTACCTGGCAGTCGTCTACCCAGACCACGCCGGTAAGAGCGTCGTTCGTACTGCGCTCCAGCTTGTCTTTGTCTGGTGTTGACGTGTGCCAGAATGGCGCGTTTTCTTTTAGCGGTCTTGACGGATCGCCGCTGACGTGATGGTTTTTGGGGCGGGCGATCATAAATACAATCTCAACAAGCACAGGCCCCCTGAGTAGCGCTTCGCCGGCAGCGGTCAGGCCGGCATTGCGCACGTCATTGCGCCAAGTGTCAAGGTACTTCGATGATTCCTTGAGCCTGCCCTTTCCGAGGCTGACCTTACTTCCCTGAGGCGCAGGGCGCCCGACGACTTCAAACCTGGTAGCAAGTTGCACGGTCGTCACCCAGTTTCGTGAGGTCGTAGCACTGCGAAGTCATCATAATCGCGGCGGTGGTCAGTACGCCGATGGCGCTCATTGCCGAGAGGTCGGACTTCTCGGCCTCGGCAAGAATCCGTCTGAGCAGGTCCTTTTCGGGGTCGAGTCCTTCTTCTTCAGTTTCATCTACCCCGTTCTGCTCGCGGATCGCTTTTCGCGTCAGTTCGTCTTTTCGCGCCAGTTCGTCCGACGCAAGCTCCCGCCGCTTCAGCTCAGTCGATTCAAGCCTCGCCACTGCATCCTCAATGAGCACCTCTAGGGCTTCTGCTGGCAGCTCAATCCCAAAGGTTTCATCTGTCCCGAGAGCGGACTTCGCATAAATATGGTTGTAGGCCGTGTGCGCTGCAATGCCGCCCGGCCCACCGTCCGGAAACGCGGTGATGGCGGTCGGAATGACCCCCGACCATTCTTGCGCCAGCAACCAGTCGCACACCTCTGGCGGCGGCATGTGGGGATCGCGGTTGTTATGCGAGGAAGTCATGAGAGGTTTTGCAAGGGGCTTTGACTAGATTCTATCCCGATTCGATCGGCTCAGATCCATGCAGAAAAGAATCAGCATGGAAAAGAGCACGATCAGAACGGGGGCGGCTATCACAAGGCAGAGGGTGAGTGGCATCAGCCTGTGGGCGGCGGTTTCATGGCATCTACTGCTGCTTGCCGCGCTTCGTTCATGTGCATTCTCGAAAGAGCGGTGCATTCACGCGCCTTGGCGGCGTTGCCGTAGCAAGTAAAATACTCACCACGCACACCCTCCCAGTGCGAAGCGCGAAGATGATGCTCCCGGAGTGTTTCGGGATGTGCCTTACTTTTGCTCATCAGTTCCGGCGCGAGGGACGCTTGGGCTCAGTCCTCACTTGTTCGGCTTGGGCTTTTTCTTCTTGCCGGCCTTCGGTCTTTTCTTGTTGCTCTTGTTCGGTTTCTCGTACTTCTCGAATGACATCAGGGAAATCAGCGGTGGGAATGGTGCGGAGGTGCTCGATGATTGATGCGGTCTCGCGGGTACGAGCGTGCAGTTGCTCAAGCAGTCCTTTTTTGACTATCAGCATTTGAGCGCGACAGTCCTCAAAGGTTGCGTAGTGCTCGATGATCGGTTCTTCCCGTGGGAGAAGGAACACTTTCTTGTGACGGTCGTAGAAAGCGAAGAAACGTCGATCTGCAGCCGGCCTGAAGATGAGTGCCGGCAGCGGCACCAGGTCCTCCTGCTGCAGTGGCATCACCCAGACTTGCTCTGGCTCGGGTGGCATTACCCAGACTGGTCGTGGCTCGGTCATTTCGACTTGCTCTTAGGTTTGGCCGCTTGAGCTGCTGCTGCTTTCTTGGCTGCCGTGTGTTCGAGTGTGGCCCTTGCTGCCCCCTCTCTTCCGGGCGGTGGCATAAGAAGGCCCTGTTTTTCGAGGTCTAACCAATCAACGGGCGTGCTCATGGTTTTGCGGTTGTCCTAATGCTACAGCATTGTACGCTTGCGGCACTGTGCCAGTTGAGCAAAGTGTCACATTGCATCGTGTGCCATAGTGGGATTCGCTTCCCGAGGGAGCGCACAGAAAAAGGGGCCGAGCACTGCCACGCGCCCGACCCCTTGTTGATTCCGTATTGCCCTGCAACTTTACCATGGAACGCTGGCTGCCATCGTCCAAGCGCCACCCTTGCCCGATCTGCGGGCGCACAAAGGATGGCGACTGCCGGATGAGAGTGGACGAGGAGATGTTGTTCTGCCACAGGGGCAAGAGCCAGGGCCCGCCCGAGCGCCTCAAGGTCGGGGAGACCCTCACGGACGAGAGCCAGCGAGTCTGGGCCTACACTGGGGACTCCGGGGACGAGAGGGGCGGAGCCGTATTCGTGCGACACCAGGAGAGAACCGATCTGCTGCCGGCCTGCGAGCCGCTGCCCCCGCCGGCCCCAGCGCCTGCGACGAAAGGTGGGGAGCAGTGTCAGATGACGGTCTATCCCTACCAGGAAGATTTACGGGTAGTCCGTTATGATTTTCCCGGCGATAAGAAGAAAGAGTTTCAGCCGCAATTCTTTTTCAATGGCAGATGGAATGCCGGCGACGGCTCGAAGATATGGCCATTCTATGGTTCCCTTGATTCAGCTTCAAGCGGGTTTGTCATAGAAGTCGAAGGGGAAAAGTGCGTTGACGTACTCAGGCAGCAAGGGATTGCCGCTATCACGCACCCAGGGCACCAGCGAAACGAGGCAAGCTGCAGAGCCAGGTACGCTTCACTGCTAACAGCGAGCGTCAAGAAGGTTTACTTTATCTCCGACAATGATGCGCCCGGCAGGAAGAAAGCAGCGGGCTTTTTTGCTGCTGCACAGCTTGCCGGTATTGACCTGCGCATTATCCCGGCCGAATCGATCTGCGAAGTTCCCGATGGCGGGAGCGTCGATAACATGCCCGCAGAGCAGCTTGGGTCGCTGATCGCTGCGGCGATGAAGTCGACATCGGGGGCTAAGCCCGCACCGCTCAGTCGCATCAGTTATGGCCGCATCAGGCAAGCGCTGCAAGAGTTTCACGACAGCGGATCGGAGTCTGCTGCCGATATTAAGACCGCCATTGCGGACATTGCAAGCGCTCACGATGCTTCCCCTTTTGATGTTTCTCGCATCTGGGACGCGCTCGACGAAGACCGGCGGGTGGAGGCCGAGGCCCTTAGCTCGCGCCTGGCGATTGGGAAGCGGCAGGAGCTGGAAGTGCGCCGCCGTGCTATTAACCTTGCTGACTATCTGCCTGAAAACATCTGCCAGGCCATAGAAGATCTCACTGGTAACCTGGCCTGCGATCCGATGACAGCGGTTGGAGTAGTGCTCACCACTGCTGCCGGCTGCGTTCGAGCGGGACATCGTGTTGACGCTGGGGACGGGCTGTTCGTGAAGGAGCCTGTTATCTGGACGCTGCTATCAGGACCGAGCGGTAGCGGCAAGAGCCCAATCATGCGCCATCTGTGCCGCGAGCGACTGCGCCTTGTGCAAGCTCACTACGATCAAATATCGACGAGTGAAGAGCACGAATACGAAATGCGCTACGGTTCGCTTCCAAAAAACAAACGCCCCGAGAAGCCTGAGGCGCTTCGCACTTGCATCGACGACTTTACGACAGAATCACTTAACGGCATTCTTGGGGACAATCACAGAAACGGACTTGCAACGTTCATTTACTCTGAAGAGATAAAGTCAATTCTTGGCAACTTCGACGAGTACAAAACGACTGGCAAGGGACGAGGAAAGGAAACGTTTCTGTGCCTGTTTGACGGTAGCGTTAGCTCACAGCATCGCGTCGGGCGCAGAAGCAAGCCGATCAATGGCAAGGTTCAGAATGCTTTGCTTGGCGGCGTGCAGCCTGGTGTGTTCCGGCGGATGATGGAAGGAGGTGATGACGCCGGCCTGTTCGCTCGCTGCCTCGTGCTGCCGATCACCAATGAATACGTCGAGCCCAACTTCTTCCGCACGCCGGAGGAGATACAGACTGTTCACGTTGCAGGGCAGTGCCTGGAAGAGTTCTATCTTCGCTGCCTTGGCATTCCGCCGCTTGTACTAAGGCTTGAGCGCGAAGCGGTGGAGTTGTTCGCATTGCTATCGCGGGATACCTGGGAAAAATCACAGACAGTTCCACTGGAGTCACAGCGAGCCGTGCTTGGCAAGCGACTTGGATACATTCTGCAGATTGCTTTGACCATGCACCTTTGCGCTGTGGCCGGCGGCGAGGAGAAGGAAGATGAGCTGTACTTGCCTAAGCGCACGCTTGCTCGCGCCGTGGTACTGGTTGACTTGCTACAGAGTTACGCGATTGTCGAGCAGCAGGAGTCACAGATGCAGCGGCATGGCACGTTTGAGCTGACGCGCCGCATTCACGTTTACGCCATGGGCACCGGCAGTGTAACGGCGACCGAGTTTCTGTCTCGCTGCATCCCGTCGCGTTACCGCAAGGACATTACTTCTTCGCATATCAAGGCGGCCATGGATCAGCTTGTTGCTGCTGGTCTCGGGGAGTGGACAGAGAAACGTTTTATTGCCTTGGGCAAGTACCCCGACTAAAACGCTTGACAGCGGGTGCCAAGCGTGCAATGCTTGGGCATCCAATGAAAAGCGTTCCATGCGGACCTGACCTGTCCATGTTATCGTTCCGTTGTTCATCCGTTCTTTATGGCACGCACCCCTTCTTCCTCGCCGGCACTTCCGGCGCAAGCTCCACTCATGCCTCAGCCGGTCGCCGCACAGCCTGTTGCCCCGCCACCGCAGATCATGCAACATCACAACAGCGCATCGCTGCTTGAGCGGCTTGCTGCCGCTGCTCCGCTTTTCGGAGACCTCGTGAAGGACAGTAAAAACGACTACCTGAAGTCGCAATATATGTCCCTTCCGTCTCTGCTTAAGACGATCAAACCTCCCCTGCTTGAGCAGGGCGTGACGATTTATTCTCAGCTCGCTTTCGACGGCAATTGCTGGGCCGTCCGCACGACGCTCGCTCTAATCAGTGGTGGCGAGGAGTTGTCTTCGGACTTCCCTGTTCCTGACGCTACTTCGCTGCAGAAGATTGGCGCCGCCGTTACTTACGGTGTTCGTTACAATCTGTTTGCCTTGCTTGCTATCTGCGCCGAAAACGACGACGATGGCAATAGCGGGTCGGGTTATTCACCGGCTCAGCCGCAAGCCCTGCCAGGATTCCCTGGTGGCGTGCAAGTCCCTGCCGCTTGGCCGGCGCCTGGACAGCAAGTGCAGGCCCCTCCTGCAATGTACGCGCAGGCTCACATGCCCGCGCCTATGCCGCCCGTCATCGCTTACGCCACTCAACCGCTCCCCGTTCTCCCCCAATGAGCTATTCCCAACAGCAACAGCCTCAGTACCGCCCCAATCAGGCTGCCCTCTGGCTTAACGATCGCAAGACCGCTGCCAACCAGCCTGACTACAAAGGCAATGTTGAGATCAGCTACGCCACTCTGCAGGAGTTGAACGCCGCCTTTAATGCCGGCCAGTACGCGCAGGATCGAGGCGGCCAGCCTTGCATCAAGCTCGACTTTGCGCTCTATGCGCAGCAGGGCGGCCAGTCTGCCTCGGGCAAGAGCAAGCCGATCCTTTCGGGTCGCCTTTCGACCCTGGTCGAGACGCAGCAGAGCGCTGCCGCGAGACAGCAAAGCGCCCAGCAGTATCAGCAGGCCCAGGCCCCACAGGGCTATCCGGCGCAACCTCAGCAGCCAGCGCCGCAGTACGCGCCTCAGCAACCTGCCCCGCAGTACGCTCCTGCCCCCGCTCCTCAGGCGCCTCCGCAGCAGTACGCTCCTGCCCCTGCCGCCCCCGCTGCTCCCCCTGCCCAGCCGGTGTATCAGCAGCCGCAAGCACCCGCCCCTATGGCCCCGCCTGCCCCCATTCAGCCGATGCCCGGAGCGATCCACTATCCCTCCGACGCTGGCCAACAGCGCGACATGGTGTTGAACAGCCCGGACGGTTCCCGCCCTGCCCCTCAGTACCTTCCCCCCGGCTTCTGAGCACCCCATGCCTGAACTGCGATTACTCCCGGCTCAGTCGGGAGTTTTTTTTAGAGAAGAAGATCACAAATACTTCTATCAGGCCCAGACCGGCCCGATCGAAGTGCCATCCTCGTCACACATTATTGCCTTGGGTGGCGGCAAGGATTTTGACAAGACGCCATGGCGCAAGTCATTGATGCGCAAAGGGCTTAACGAAAGAGGCGCCGAGTATTTCATGGAGCAAGTGCGGGACATCCGTGCTGCTATTGGGACGGAAGTTCACGCCCTTATCGCGCATGGCCTTGGCCTGCCCGCGCAATGGCCCAAAGGCGGATTTTGCGCAGAGGCGGAAACTATTTACGCGCAATGGCGCAAGCACGTCGGCCCACGCATCGGCAAGGTCTACGTGATCGAGCGGCCAATGATCCACCCTGGCGGCTGCTATGGTTTCACGCCTGACCTTGTTGCCGAGGTCGATGGTATCTTGAGCTTGAGCGACTGGAAGACTAATCAGGCGAAGAGTTACAGGGCAAGGTATAAGTATCTTTATGACTACAATGTCAACGACAAAATGATGCGCGATATTTGCGAGCATCTCTACAGGGCCGACAGGTTCGCCGGCAAGAAGGCGGAAGAGACCACGGCTCGCGTGCGCGATGGCTGGCAGATGCAACAGGGGAGCTATGGGTTTGGGGTCGAGGCCGTGACCGGCCTGAAGGTCGAGCGTGGTATCAATTTCATGCTGTCGGTTGACGGCGTGAAGGAACACGTCTGGAACCTGCCGGACCTGAGCCAGGGCTGGATGCAGTTTGCTGGCGGCCTGTTGCTGCATCACCAACGAGCTATCATGTCAGGCGGCCATCCGATTTTTCGTGCTGGCCTTGACGCGCTTTACCCGTTGCTTGCTCGTTGATGGCGTGCTACGCTTTTGAGCGAACCGCATTCAATGCACCATGCCCACCAAACGAGCCACCGTCACCCCCGGGCCGATCGCCGAGGATCCCATTCTCGACGAAAATCCGTTTACGGAATATGAAGGCAGCGCCGAAGAGTCGCCCCTGACCGGCGACGAAGAGGATTCCGAAGCTGAAGCCGACGATTCCGAGGAGTCCGATGGCGTCGAGCAGCCTGAGCGCAAGACCGGAGAGGATCTTCTGGCATTCGCCCAGAAGCTGAAGTCCGAGGGTCGGAGCCTGGGTGACATTGCCTACGCCGCCGGCTACTACTCGGTGAACGCGGAAGGCAAGGAAAGGGTGCTGAAGTCTCAGCTCAATCAGGCGCTCCTGGCCGCCCAGGGCTTCCTGCCCGGTAGTGAGACCGCCGGCAAGGCAAGTCAGCACCGAGGCCGCGAGCGTGCCCGTGTCGTCGGCACTGGGATGCTGCAGGTGTCGCAACTGGCGTGCCGCCAGATCGGCGCGGAGCCCGGCCGCGTGTTTTCCGTGGAGTACCCCACCGGGGAGTTCGTTGGCCCTGGCGCTCAGATCCTCCTCACCATGACCGAGGAGGTTGACGAGATCCGTTCCCGCCGCCGCAAGGGCGAGCCTGTCGAGGAGTCCGGCACTCCGCTGCTCGATCAAGAGGGCTGAGCCGACAGGGGTGCTTAGCGCCCCGCTCAACGAGCCCGTGACGTGCATTAAGCGTCACGGGCTTTTTGATGTTAGCGCTCCTGATGCACGCCAACGTAGACGATGCCTTTCTCTGTCAGCGGTAGCACCTTGTCCCGTAAATCGACGTTGTGCATCCTGATACAGCCGTGCGTCGAGAATAGTCGCTGCCTTTGCGCCCAGGCCCCAGGCCATCCGCAAGCAGTTCCGCCGCCGTGCAGCATGATTCCAGCGCGGCCATGCTTCGCTTCCTGGTTTTCCAGTTCGATCAGATCGAAGCTATACCAGCCATAGCTCATCAGTGTTGTATTAAACGCCGGCCTAAGGCCGAACTCTTCGTAGTCTCTGTGAATCTGGCCAATCCTGTAAAGACCGGGCGGGGTGTCACTGTTGCGCGTTCGCCAGTCATTGTCCGGGCCTTGTCCGCGAGCGAGCGCGGCGCACTTCCAGAGCAATTTGCCGGCGTGGTCGTAGGCTTCGATGTCCTGATCGCGGTCGTTTACCAGCAAGTAGCTATCGCCTGGTTTGACGGGCGCCTTGATGAGCGGCCCAGCCATGCCGGCCTCTTCACTGCCGCGAGGATCAAGGGGTGGGGTGCGAGTCATCGGATGTCGGTCGTTCGAGGTAGGCATTGTAGGTCCACAGGCCCTTTTCATACGCCTCGCGCTTCTCCCTCTCTTTGTTGATCTGCCCAAAGGCCAGCCCTGCGATTGTGCCGGCGCTGATGGGGCCGCCTGGGCCGATCCCGCCGATCGCCAGGCCCTTTTCCCAGCACTGCTCGAAGTCTTTGCCGGCGCGAACGCAGCTCTCTTTGTAGCTGTAGCCCAGAACGATGAAGGCACCGACGGCGACAAGAAGGAATAGCTGTCGCCTTGCCGCTGGTGGTAGCGTCACTGGCCCCTGGCTTGACGGGTTGCGGGTGATCATGGGGTTAGCTCCTCAGGTTGCGGCAGCAGGGCCTGGAACTCCGCCCACGGCACAACCAGCACCGTTGCCGCCAGTTCGGGCGGCAGGTGGCTGAATACATGGCGCAGGATGCCGTAGGGCGGCAGCGCCTCGGTGAGCACATCAGCGCCGATGCCCCAGTGAACCTCGCCCAGAATGCTCACTGGCTGTAGGCAATGCTGCCAGCCTTCCGGCTTGCTCGCGTCCTGTGCCGCCATCGCTACTTCGTAGGTTGCGTCGAGCACCAATAGGGCGTGCGCTTTCGGGTTGAACTGCTCAGGGGGCGGCAGGGTGCCCTCGGGGGTCAGGATGTCGGCGAGAGTGGTCATGGGGCGATGGCGGCTTGGATGGCGTTGGCCAGGGCGGTGATCCTGGCGTCGGGGATCGCTAGGTCTAGGGCGGAGCCGATAGAGTAAAAAGCCTGACGAGCGCTTGAATACTCAAGATTTCGCCTGTAAACAAAAATCGGACTGCTTGCTAGCCCATCAGAAGCAACGCTAACAGTAAAGTTTGTTGATGCGGTTCTAGCTATGTATTCAGTGCCAGTGTTTCGCGAGATGCCTGAAAAACCCGCCACCATAGAAGCACCGCTACTTGTTCCAACGGCGCTTCTCGAACGATGAAAAAACAGGCCGTTTCCGCCGTGCAGAACATTTGTGTGTCCTATGACGTTTGGTTGGTTGTTTGAGGCAATAAAAATGCTGCCAGGGCTGCCCACGCTTGAAACGTAAACGGCTAGGTGGTTGCTATCCTGGTTGTCGGCGTTGTTGTTTCTGTTAGTGTCCAGATACTTCGAGACGTTGGTAGGATCGCCTAGTCCGGTCCGCCTATTGTAATCTCCTCCCACAAAGTTGAAGTTCGTCGGGGCCGGCATATCCGCCGCCAGCGGCACCAGCGCACCCGACAGCGTGCGGGCGCCTTGCATGAAACACGATGCTTTAATCCGGCTTGCGGCCTGGGCCAGCACGCCACCGCTGACTCCCAAACTGGTGTCGCTAACCATGTTTTGCAGGCAGGTACTAAACGCATCGGTTACGCCCCGCTCCAGTCCCAAGGAGTTACCGGCCCCTACATCCGCAGCGGTCACACGATCCAGATAATCCTGAACATAGCCGGGATACAGCAATCTAGCCCCGCTTGCTTTGATCAACAGGCTACGCCCTAACATCACGTATTCCCCCGCATCGGAGCCACGTAGACCGTAGGCGTGGTGAACGGGGTGCCAGGCACCGCCGGGGTGATCTGAACAATCAGCTTTTCAAATTCCCCGGCAGTTGGCGTTGCTGCGGTGTTGCCGTCCCACGTAGTGGTGAAGCCAGCGGCTGAAATCGTGATGATGCCGGATGTATAGCGGAAGCTTACTTCAACTTCGACATATTCCGCAAACGTGCTAGTGACGGCAAGGTCTGCAACGTTAGAGAATGCAATCGTTGTATTGCCCGCAATGGCGGCTGCCAACATGAACCGATTAGCAACGCGGATGTCGCATGTATAGGTGGAGCCAGCAACCGTAACGATCTGCGCCCGAGGGAGAACATTCGAGCCCAGCACAGCCGCGTAGCCGGTGCGTGGTGCAACGCCACCGAGGCCGACGCTGGTGAACTGGCCAGTATCCGGCGTGGTGCCGCCGATCGCTCCGGGGGCGGCGGGGTTGAAAAGCGTTGGCAATCCCGACAGGCTGGAGTATGCAATCTGCGCACCATCGCCGCCGTCGTGGTTGTGGCTGTTGCCATTGGTCACGCCCTGCGCTGCAGGGGCCGCCCCAATCTGCGCTGGCGTCGGCTCCACCCCCTCGATTGATACCAGAAGCGTTCCGGTAGTGGCGTGCTGCCGCCCTACCGTCGCCACCTGCTGCGCTGCCGTCGCCGGCCTTGTGCCGGTGGTGCCGCCTGCTGCACCTACCCACCACTCAGAAGACGGCGCAAACGCCGCCGTGTTCACGCCCTGCAGCTCGCCCAATACCACCGCATGGCCGAATGCATTATTCGCCAGCTCCGAATACAGCAGCCCATGCGCGTGCGTGCGGCCTGCTACGCCTGGGTTGGTGGCCACTACCTCCAGGGTGGTGGTATCGCCCACTGCGTTGACCACTGAAACCGGCGTGCCCTTCGTCAGGGTGCCGCCAGATGTGTTCTTAACATGGAAATACAGGGTGCCCGCTACGTCCGAGTGGAGATGCGGGATCACCACCGGATCGGTGCCGGTGATCGTTAGGCCGGCAAAACTGGGGGAATCATCCGCGCCCAGTTGATCCAGTCGGACCTTATCCGCCGCCGACAGCTTGCCTGCCGTGGTCGTCGTCGCATCCGGCAGGGTGCCCGCAATCGCCGCCGTGGTCGCGTCTACGGTTGTGCCGCCCTGATCCATCGGCACCCGTTCCGCTCCCGTCAATGCGGACGCATTTGGCAGGCCTGTGATCGTGGTGGGATCGAGCGTCATGGAAGAATCCTCGTCTCGTAGCTGTAAGGGGCCTCCTCTCTTGACGTGCTGTTTTTGCCAGCCTGAAACGAGGCAATCAAGCCGCCGAGACCAATAAACAAGCCGAATACAGTAAGCAAGGTTGCGACAAGGTAACCCGTGGCCTCTTTCGCCCCGCGTCCCTTTGCCTGCTCGGCTATCATATCTCTATCGTCCCTTGCCGTTTTTTCCGCCTGCCTCTTAATTTCTTCCGCCATGCTGGCCACTGATTTTTCCATCCTCTCGCCAAGCTCCTTCATGGCCGTTCGATCATCCTGTCGAAGCAATACCATGTTATCGACCACCTTCTCAAGGACGGCCATATTCGTCTGAAGGCTGACTAGATCTCCCTCCAGTCTGTCGATTCGCTTCTGATCCGGCTCGCGCACGGCAGGGGCCGGCAAGGACGGTCGAATCATAGACCACCTCGACTCCCGCCGGCCACGCTCAGGTCTCGCGCACGAGGGCCAGGGCGCCGTCTCCCTCCCACTCGGCCACTATGACAATCGGCTGCTCAGGGTCACGGCAGTTCATGCGCACATTTGTGACAAGCACTGTCCCGGCCAGCTTAATAACGCCTGGGATTGTTGAGTAGAACACCTCAAAGTCAGGGGCAAGCTGATGGCGCTGAAGTATTAACTCGATGTCCGCGAATAGCTGATCATCTATGCCGGTGAGCGCGAATTGAAGCACTTGCCACGAGCTAAGCGCAATTGATTCATCTTCGCTGAAAACCAGATGAAACTCAAAGTCGCCAGTCCATTGAGAAACGCCGCTTACGGATCTCTCCGCTTCGTCCGCCATGTTCGTCCGGCGAAGGGAGGGGCGATTGATACCAAGCTCCCACGATCTGATGTTCGCCATGTACTGCAAGCCGTTGCCAAGGTCGATCTTGGCGGCCCCATCCGTGCCAACAGCAACTGACATCAGACTACCCTGGCGACAAATGTAGGCGAAGCGCCGTCAACCACGACGGAGTTATTAGCGAACTGCAGGGCTTCCCATTCGTTGACTCCACTCTGAACAATGAACTTGTCCTGATAGGCGGTGTCATTATCGTTGTAGTGCATGTAGACACCAAAATCAAGAGCGAGTTTTGTTGGCGTCCAGATAGACCACGCAAGATCACCGCATACCGGATTATAGTCCGTGAGGTAAGCGGGATTGGCGGCGGCCTTTGCTACAGGAAGTGGCATTGCCGCGCCAAGGTTGCTAGTGGATATGTTTGTATCGGTTGCACTGGTGCCAACTCCGACATAACAGTGCGCGTTGTAGGAAAGAGCGTGGAAGGTTCCATTGCCGTTAGTGTCGGTGCGACCGCGCAACGCCGAACCTATCAACAGGCATCGCCGGATGTTCTCCTGAAGCTGAAAGTGAACGTACCCCATCCTGGCAGATGTGTTTACGGCGATAGCGCTAAGCCCGCCAACCATGCCCTTGCCAAGATCAAGCCAGGAATGTAACGCGGTGTCTTTGTGCAGGATCGAAAAAGGAGCCGACCTTGCCCCCGGCTGCCGGAAGATAAACCAGCTCTGCTTTGTGTCGATTCCACTGGTGTAGCGATCGAGAAACAGGTTGGAAGTAGTTGAGAGTTGGGCCAGCCTTGTGGACGAAGAGTTATCTACGCTTGTATCCGTTGGCAGCCTGTGATAGTCAAGAAACTGCGTCCCGGTTGGCACGTTGATCGGGGGCGTTCCTGACGGGTTCCATCCGCTTGACAGAGCTACGCCGAAGCTGCCAAAGCCATCCGCAATAAAGCAGTAGAACGAACTGCCATAAGTTTTTGCGGCGTCGTGCTGGATTCTCAGGACTCGATACTGTCTGTTAGTTATGCTGAACGAATCGTGCCATGCTGTCATTAGGCCGGCGTCAATGAACGCCGTGGACAACAGGTCAAGCATGTTCGTGCCAGTCCAAGGCGCGTTTGCTGTATAGGTTTGCTTTGTGACTGGCATGATCGAGCCGGCGGGCCAGCGAGATTCTAGCCTGTGCCAGCCCTGGCGCTACGGGACCGTGCCGGCAACGGCGAGGGTCGTGGCTACGCCAAGCTCCAGCACCAGATCCGCCGGCCTGCTGACGATCTTTTTCTGGAAAATGCCAGGCTCGGCGATGGTATTGAGACTGTCCACAAGGTTGAGCGCAAGTACCTCTGTTGCGCTTCTCCTGTCGATGATCTTCAGGAATGCACTTGGTAGGCCGGTGACAACAAGGGTTGTCGATATGTTCAGGCGTAGCGGGTTGCCTCGTGTTTGTGGTAGCGCTGGTGCGCCGGGGCCGTAAACAGAATCAAACGCAAGTTCGTAAACAAGCTGAATCGTTACGTTGAAACGCCCATTTTTCACCGGCTCCAAGCGCGGCTCGCTCGCCATCGTCCAGGTCGTGCCAGTCAGGCGCTTTCTGAAGTCCGCATCATCGACCCCGCCGGCCAGCTCGATCGGCAGAGCGGTCAGGGGCCATAGGCCGCACCCCGAGGCCCTCCAGGGCAGCAGTAGCGCGAGCGCCTCATCGTCGTCCCGGCTCTCGAACGTCATGCCCCACTCGGCTCCGCTTGGGAGCGCCCCCAGCAGCTCAGGGAAGGAGGCCGATCGCCAACTGTTGACGATGACCGGGTAGCCAGGTAGGCGCAGCTCCCAGGTGCTGGGCGTGTACGGGGGCAGCGTGATCGGGCGCTGGGTCACTCGTCGTAGCTGGCGAAGCCGCGAACGCCAATCGGCATCCGCATCGTACAGCGGCCGGCCTTGACCGCGATGACCTGCGGATTGCCGACAAAGTGCCAGGTCGCGCCAGGGAATGGCAGGGCCAGGAAGGCTTGCAGGCCGCCACCCGTGCCGGCAAGAGTCTCCGGTGGAAGTGTCAATCTGCCGTAAATGCCGTAGTTCTCATCCCATACCTTTGATAACTGCTCCGCCTCCGCGTAAGTGATGTTCTCCCACGCAAGCTCCATTTTGTCGCCGGTTGGGCGAGCAGATAGCGGCCATCGTGCAACCCTGCCATTGCGCATCTTCTTGCGAGTTTGCGGCCATTGTCCCATGGTGTAGGGCCTGGCAACCGGAATGATCCCTGGAAGTTCGGTGATGATGTTCACAGCTCGATCACCCAGTTAGCGTCTGTTTGATATGTCGTCCAGTTTACGCCAAGCAGGCTCATGTCGCTGGAGTTGGTTGGATGGTGGAAGGCCTCTACTGTTATCACACCTTCGGCATCAATGCTTACCTTGTTGATTTCGTAGGTGCGCTGTTTTGTGTTGACGCTGGCGATTGCGAAGAAGTTACTCTCGGGTGAGGCCTTGCCGGCGGTGATGACGATGCTCTGTTCTACCGGGTCGCTACTTAGGTCCCACGTCAGGCCGGGGTAGCTGCCATCTTGAACCGGCAGGAGGTCGGGGCGGGTCGTAACGATCGTGCCATCTTCCTGTATGAAGCCCTGTACGGCGGTATTGTAGTTCACCACATCGATGTCGAGCTTGAAAAAGCTGCCTGAGCCGATCTGTGCCACGAGCACGTCTGGCGTAGTGTTAAAAGTGACAGTGTGATCCCTAAGCGTGACGAACCGGATGTAGTAACAAGCAGCGTCAATGGCCTGCCTGTAATTCGTACACCATTTCGACAGATCCAGTACGCGCACGGGGGCACTGGCGCTCGTGCCCACTTGCCGGACGGTCGCAACGCGCTCGCGTGCGAACAGTGGCGCCTCAAGACTGTCGGATTCTTCGCGCCATTTGACCTGCACGATAAACGGCTGCCGCGTCAGGTAGTCAACGGTATTCAGCCGGAATGTTCCCTCCTCGATGTTGCCGTTGTTAAACTGCGCCTTGATGTCGAGCGGCTCGGTAAACTCGATCGCCTTCTTGAGATAATAGACGCCGCCAAGTCGCACGAGCTTCAAAAGGTGCGCTTGCGCTGTCTCTGCGGCCCACTCAAGGATGTTGAGCGGCTCGTCTTCTACTGGATCGTATTTGTATCCGCGATCCTGACACCACTGAGCACCCGCCTGAAAGCTGGGTCTGTCAATCTGCGCTGGCTGAGTGGCAGGGAATGCGCCAAGGTCGGTGCTTGTCATTATCTCGCGCAACCAGTCTGGCCATAAATCAGATGCTATTTTGGCATCACTGCTTAGTAATGCCGGCATTTCGTAGCCGTTATTGCAAAAGCCGCTGAAAGACTGAAGACTGTTAAACTCAAGTGAGGCCGAGATATTGACAGCAACAGTTGCCAGCCCTTCGTAAGAGGGCGTCATTTCAAGATCGCCATAATAGTTGATGTATGCTATCTCGTGCTCCGGGCTATTGCCGACACTTGTTTGCACGTTGTCATAAGGTTGCGCTTCGGCAAACCTTCCGTATCCATCAAGCATTGACTGATACTCGGGATCGGACCAGCCAAGTCCGATGTCGAACTTGGGCTCAAGTTGAGCCATCTTGCGGTAGTAGCTGTTTGTCGGGTTTATCACGAGTCCGGTTGTCGATACCGTCACCCCACCTGATGTCGTACTAACCTCTGCGTTGCTTGTCGTGTCGAGCACAAGCATTCTGGTGATGGCGTTTTGCCGAATCTCCCAGCTACTGATAGGCACAAGCCTGATCTCCCAACGCTTGTACGATGCAAAGCTGATGCGTAAATAGCTGTAGACCTCTTCCCCGCTGATGCCGGCAACAGCGAAGTTCTCCGGGAACGTCGTCCAAGTCGCGCCACGGTCGGAGCTGTACTGCAACGTGAAAGCGCTGTAGCGCCTGGTTTTTGTCGTGATCTGACTGCCGCCGCTGTCGTAGCGCGAGACCGACAGCAGGCCGTTCGCGGTTTCACCCACCTGGTTCTGGCCGGCCCTGCTGTTGATGGTCTGGATCTTTTCGCACGAACGAAAGCCGGTCATGCCATTAACGGTTATCCCAACCCGCGACTTAATGACAAGCTCGCAAACCTTAAACTCTCTCACCGCGCCGACCGATGCAACGGCCATGCGGAAAATCTGAGACGCTTGCGAGCACAGTCTGTAGCGTCCTTCGGTGCCGCTTGACAGGGCGGCGAGATCGTTGTCGGGATCGTACTCGGGCGGGAATAAGATAGTCCCGGTTCCGCCTGGGTTCAGAAAATCCAAGCCGACAAACTGCACGCTCCCAGCTTGTACCACTGTGAATATGTACTGCATCGAGTTGCCGTTACCAACCGGCTCCTGCTCAGAGTCGCTAATAAAGATAGACTGGCTCGGGCTTTCCGAGATTCTCTCTTCGAGTACCGCCCAGCAACTGCCAATTCTGTAAAGCTCATTGGGAATCAGCGCGGAATCGGCATTGTTCTGCACGCTTGCAACCGACGCTGCTACGCCCCCCATCTTCTCGTCAGACTCGGCATCGTCATTGATGACACGAGAGTTGTTGGTGTTGAACCGAATTGTCGTGCCCGCGTCAGTCGTACCAGACAGCACGTAGCGCAACGAGTCTCCGATGGCGACAGTTTGCGTGACGATCTGATAGTTCCCGCTTGCCGGCGTGGTCCATGTCGAGGAGCCGGACGCTCTGTGCTGCCTGATCCCGCCGCGCATTGACCAGTAGTATTTGCCTTTCCAGGTTTCAACAAGAGCAGCGGCATCGTCGTCAGTTCGCACTTTGTCGCTGCTGCTGATTCGAGCTACGATTGTGGGCTGAATTGTGACAGAAGCGCGGTGCATCATGGCATTGGGGCACCAGCCATACAAGCCAAACGCTGTACTTGTTGACGGCGTTTCTGTCATGCAAAACGCTGTCTTGTACTGGTTGCCGCCAACATTGACAGCGAAAACATCTGCGGCGCCGTAGTTCTGAAAGTTGCCCGTGTCCCTGGCTGCTTCCCTGCCGGCGATGAAGTCGCTGCTCACAATCCGCCCGCCATTGCGGGAGTAGTAAATAGAGTACCTCGCCCCCCTGGCAAGCGCAGTTCCGCTGTACGAATAAGCCCCGAGGGTGTTATTGCCAAACGCCCAGCCTCTGGGGTCCCAGGCATCGGCCGCCATGTTCGCGGCGCCGGCGAGGAAGATGCCACGGAACATAACTGAACCGTTGTAGGCCAGCATCTGCGACCACAGTAGCGGCATTGCCACGCGCACGCCGCCAAGATTGTTTTCGCGCTTGGCGATCACAACGGGTACGAATTGCCCGACCCTGGCCGGCTCTTGTATCGAGTCGAATCCGAAGCGCGGAGAGGAGCGCTGATTGGTCGTGCGCCCCTCACTGCTGCTACGCCTGACGATAAGTCTCGATTGCTGTTGCGCCGGAAACAGCAGCGAAGATAGCAGCGTGATCCCGACCGAGATCGCCAGGTTGACGAGTATCGGCACGAGCGGCCCGCAGACCGGGCCTTGCGCAGGCTTCTGGATCGAGTGCGCGAGCGTGATCGCCTTCCATTGCTGGTACTCCTCCTGTGATACGCCGAGGATCTCGGCGAGGCGCCTTTCGTAGGGGAGGAGAGGGATCATCTGAGGCGAAACAGTTTGAGGCCGCCGCAGGCCGAGACGGGGCCGGCGATCAGGCGTCCATGATGGCGCACCGTGATGATGGTCTTCTCGTTGGGGAGCGCTCCGGTGCCGAAGCTGCCGTCCTTGTGATCGAACCTCACCAGGGCCCCGGTCTCAGGCTGCTCGATTCGCTCAGTGGCCTCCTCCCAGTCGAGCCTGAGCTTGCCCCAGTCGCCCTGGCGAGCCAGTTGATACCAGTGGTTCATCCATCCCTCCGGCCAGTGCATGTCCAGCTCCTCCCGGATCGCCTGGGTGGTCCTGAAGCAGCAGGCGCCCACGCCGTCCCTCGGGTCTGCATCCAAGGCCCACGGGAGCCCCACCCACTTGCGCCAAAAAGTCAAAACGTGATTCCTCCGCTTGATGGTAACGGCCCGACCTGGGCAGCAGTAAGTCTACGTGTTGGCGCGGTCCCTGCAACAAAATTGAGCGGGTTCGCCAGCCTGAGTGTCACGGGGGCGAACTTGTCCTCCTCGCCTGGCACCTCGTCAGCGTACCCAAACGAGTCGCAAACGCAGATCGTAGAGCTGAGCGTGCTAAGCTCGGTCCATGTCGGATAGCCTGTTTCATTTGCCGGCGGGGTGCCAGCGAGTAGGACGGTGAGAATCCTGATAAAGTACCGCCCCTCTGATGCCTGCCAGAGAGTTGCGGCAGAGATAGCATTCGCTGGGGCGATCAGCTCAAACTCTCCGCTGTCACTACCGCCGGTCGAAACATCGCCAGCGATGCTAAAGGGCGCAAACTGATAATTCGCACCGCCATAGCTTCTGGTTTCAGCCGGGAAGAAGGGCTGGAAAAGCTGACGTGGGTTGAGCGCTGTGGCTGTTGCACTCAGGAACTCGATGTAGTGGGCGACAGTAAGCATTAGATTCCAGAGTAGTCGCGCACATCCTTGCTGTTGCGCATCCCAGCATACGTCGAGTTTCTCGCCCTTTGCAACAGGGCGGCATTGCTCTTGCGAAACGTGGACTCCGTAACGTAGCGCTCGCCCCTTTCCTCTTTGACGGTGTAGCGCAGGTCGAGCACACCCTCGCTCGGCTCCCTCATGCCGCGCAGTTCGGCAGCCTTGTCAACCTTGCTCTGTGGTACCACGCTACCAACCATCCCAGGGAAGAAAAATTCGGGGCCCTTCTCCCCGACCACGTACCCTTCCCCTGGCTTTGTGGTCCCGCCATTGGCGAAGAAGCCGCCGAAAGCAAAGCTCGGGGAGAAGCCTGGGATCAAGGCCGGCGCAGCGGCACCCAGGAGCGACGAGGCGAAGCTGCCGCCGCCGCCTCCGCCGCCACCGCCCACGACACCCGAGAGCACCCCTGCTAGCTGGCGCTGAAGCAGGCTGGTGAGCTGCTGCTGTGCGGCGTCCGCGAAGCTCCCGGCGATGTTCCTGAGCATTTCGCGGCCAACGTCCTCGATCTTTTTCGTGCCGCTGACAATATCGACTAGCCCATTAGTAAGGGAGCCGGAGATCGCGTTCGATACATCGACAATGTTCTTTTCGAGATTCTCCCAAACGAGCTTCTGGCTTTCGAGCAGGTTTGTCCTGTTGGCGAGGTCGGTTGCTTTTGAGGTATCGCCGTCGAAGTCGCGCATTCCCTGCTCAAACGCCCGCGCCCCTCCGCCGACGAAGCCAGCGCGAATACCGGCGCCGACGAGCGAAGTGTCACGTTGCAGCTCATTAATCTGTCTTCTGAACTCGTTTTGCTTGCGCAGCTCCTCTGTCTCGGCAACAAGGCCGCTTAGCTTCTGGCGCTGTGCTTCATCTGCCTGCTGATACAGCGTTGACGCCAAAAGTAGCTCGACGTTGCTCGCCTTCAGTTCGCCGCGCTCCAGTGCAATTGCCTGCGCTTTTTCGACTGCGAGCGTCTCTTGCAGTTGCAAGACCTCTGAGCGAATGCGATCCTGATTCTGAAGCTGATTGTTCAGCTCGATGTTCTTGCGGCGCTGCTCCTCTTCCTTTTTGGCGATGTCAACTGCAAGGCCAGCTTGCTCATTGATCTGCTTCGTGGCAGCAACAAGCTCTTGCGGGTTGTATTGCGTCTTCGCTCTGGTGAGTGCATTGACGCGATCCTTCTCGATTTGCGTCAGCCTGGCGGCGGCCTCGGCCTGTCCGTCGGCTACGGCAGCGGCCTGATCGCTCAGGCCGATCGCCTGCTTCCTTGCCTCGATCTGCCGCTGCAGTGCATCGGCCTGCTGTTGCAGTTGCGGAAGTTGATTGTTTTGCAGAATCTGCTCGATCTGCCCAAGCTCGACACCTTTCTGCCTGAGCTTGATCTGATCTTCGAGGATGCGCTGAGCCTCCTTCTCCCCGCCCGCCAGGCTTGCACCGGCCGCCATGCGAGCCGCGTTCGAGGGCGCAGCGGAAGGCGTGGGGCCGATCGGGACGCCTCGGAATCTTGGCGCCGGGACGTTGCTGACCTGCGTGGCGGCGCTGGCTTGGGGGCCGGCGAGGGCGGCACCGCCCCGCAGCTCGACGACTGCTTCGCGCAACTTGGCGTCACTGGCGTACTGAAGGCCGATCCACTCCTGCCGAAGCCCGCGCATTCCCTGTTCAACAGAGCGACCCTGTACGCGATTTCGTGCCAGCGCAGAGCCAAGGCGCTCTTGCACTTCTGGCGTAAAGCGATCACCCGAGCCCACGCCAGTAGTGCCATACCGCCCCTGCATCAAGGAGCGCAACGTAGATCCAATTATCTGATATTTGCCGACAGCATGTAACTGCTGATTCCTTGGAACACCCGGAGCCAGTTGACGACGCTGAATCTCAGCAATCGTCATGTTCACAAGGTTCGGGTCAATGCCGCTGCCGTGAGCGGTATGCCCCTGGTTACTGCCGCCGCGATTGAAGGCCCCGTAGTTTCCCCCGTAACTTTCGTGACTGCCTATCAGCCTGCTCAGCTTGCTGCCCATGGCCCCACCGCCAGTAGCGCCCGCCCCCGCAGGAGCGCTACCACCCGCGCCCATGTCAGGCAGTGTCATCGCCTGCCGCATGTAGTCGGCAGACTCTCTGGAGCGTTGCAGAACATAGTCCGCAACTTGCATTCTGTAGTCTTCTACCGACCTGGTGTAAGCGAGCTTGCGGCGCTCAATGTCCTCGATCTCGCGTGCATTTGTGCGCTTATAGTCTTCCGCGTCCCGCCCGAGCTTCACCAGTGTCAACTCAAGCCGCCTGCGCGACTGCTCAATATCCGCTTCGCCCTCCTTCCTCGTCCGCATTACTTCGCGGACATTGCTTAACAGTTGCTGCTCGAAGCCAACTGCCGAAGAGAATGCGCCACGCGCACCGAGATCACCGCGCTCAATACGGTTCTGCGTCGCACCGCGAGTATTCTCGATCTGCTTCTCAAGCGCTTGTTGCCTGAGGTCAAAGATTTCGCGCTCTTTTTTGTAGGAGTAGTCTGCGATTTCTCGATTGAGAGTCGCGCCATCGCGTTGCAGGTCATGCGTTTGCCGTTGCAGCTTAAACGCTTCACGGTACGCGGACTGAATACTATCCGCCGCCTTGCGTGATTCGTCTATTCGGGAGCTGGCGTCCCTGAAGGCATCTTCGGGAGATAGCGCACGGCGGTCGGAGGCCGAGGCGATAGCTTTGTCGATTCGCTCCTGAATCCTGGATCGAGGAGCCTCGCCTATGTCCGTAAGCTTGCCGGTAAGCGGGTTGAATCTGTAGTTGCGACGCGATTTATCTACACCCTGCCCGCCACCTCGAACTTTGTTGATGAAGTTGACAAGATCATTCAATACAACCGTGAAGCCGATAATTCCGGGAATCACAAGTCGCTGTAGGTCGCCGGCAAGGATGGCCGAGGACTCTTGCAGTCTCTTTTGCTCAGTATTTAGCGCGTTAAGCTCCTTCGCCGCCCCAGGGCCGAGACGCTTTTCGACCTCGCGTAGAACGAGCGTTTGCGCATCGTATGCACGACCAACAGATTGCAGTTGCTGGACCTGGAACTTAATGCTATCGCCGACGTTAAACCCGTTCTTTTCGAGTGCCTGGATGGCATCGTTGGGCGCTTTGAGTGAAGAAGCAAGTTCCTTGAGGTTGTTCGAGAAAGTGTCGAACTGCATCCCAATAGCGGAGCCCACCAGGCCGCCGGCAAAACCGGCACCAGGGCCGAGCAGTGAGGCGGCGCCGCCAATAGCACCACCGATGGACGTTGCGGGCCCCTGCCCAAAGAGCAATGGGAAGGCGCCACCGATGAGCGCTTCCGATGCTACGCCCCGAATTGCTCCAGAGCGTGCGCTGCGAAGACCGCGCAAGGCCCCGCGTCGCTGCGTAATAGGCAGCCCCCCGTATAGCTCTTGCAGTCGACCGTAATTTCTGAAAATATCGATAGGCGCTCTCGATTCCTCCAGCGCCTGGATTTGATCGGCAAGCCGTCTTTGTCCAATCGCAAAATCGGCGCGACGCTGACGCGTTATCCCGGATCGCGTTCCCCGAACCTGATCCGAAGTAAGAACCTGCGTCGCGCCGGCCTCAACGTAGGCCCGCCTGGCCGACTGAATTGCTTGCGCCGTTCTCGCTATGTCAGCATTGAGAGATCGCTGGGCTTGTTCGCCGTCCACGACAGCCCTTGCATAGCCATCCAGCACATCCGCAAACCGACCACGCCTTCTCGCGTCAACCGATGTCAGCGCAAGTCCTTCGTACAGGGTGGAGGAAGCAAACCGGGAATCGCTTACAGTCGCGCTGTCCTGGCGGCGCCAGCGAGGAATGCCACCGGAAGCACCACCGCCACCACCACCGGAAGCACCGCCGCCGCCACCACCGCCACCACCGGAAGCACCGCCGCCGCCGGAAACAGACCGAGATATGCTCTGCATCGCGGAGACAGTTATATCCCGCACGCTGACCGGGAGTATCCGGTTGTAACCGCTTGCCGGCACCGGAGCGGCGCTTGTCCCCGAGAGCGCTATCGCACCACCCGCTCTGGCAGGTGGAAGCATCCTTTGGCCGCGCTGCGAGCGTGGCGTGTTCATCCATGGCTCCCAGGCCATGATCTCCTGCAGCGCGTAAGGCTTTGCCCCCGCCCCCGTCCACGGGCTGCCAGGATTCAAGGACTTAAAGTAACTACCAAATAGTCTCCTGATCTCATCAAAAAGCCTGTCCTTGCCCTGGGGGATCAAAGAGGGCCACAAGTAGCTGGATGCTTGCTGGCTTGCCAGCCCAGCGAGATCGGTCGTTATCATTCTGCTTGGCAGCATTCGCAACATCCGCCCGGCGTCTTCCGGGCGAGTCGTCTGCTCCGCCATTCTCGACAGCAGTTCGTCAAGGCCAGAGACCGCCCTCGTCCTTGGCCGCATGTTGCGCGGCATTCTAAGGGAAAGCCTTAGATCCTCGATTCGGCTTGTGATGCTTTCAATCACACTTTCGTCAACGGTGCGAAGCAGTCGCTCGACCTCGGCTCTCAGCTCCTGCGGCGAAGCGCCCGCCGGGACGGCGCCCCCAAGGGCCTGCAGGTAGCGCTGGGACAGTGCCTGGTTGATCCCGCCGGGCGACTGCGGGCGCTGCACGCGCTGTCTGAAGCGATCGATCAGCCCCTCTCTGGCCACGCTCGAACGAGCCCCAGCAACGGCATCGCTGTAGAGCCTGCCCGTCAAGCCGCTGGCCATCGCCTCGCCGGCCCTGCGAGCTATGTCCTCCGGCGAGGCTCCGCCCGGCCCTGCGGGGCCCCTGGGTGGTGCCGGAGGGCCCGGAGGGCGCCCGCCCGACCTGCCCCCGCTCGGGGGATTGCTGTATTTATACTCTACGTTAATCACGTATTTTTTTCTAGTAATTCCTTCCAGCTCTTCCCTGAGTTTCTCCGCTTGATTCCTTGCTGTCTTAACAGAAGTATCGGTGACATTCAATCGCCAATTTCTACGCTGAAACTGACGACTTACTAGGTCAAGCTCCTTGTTGAGTGATTGCCTGTCCAGCCTTGCGTTAAACCTGATCGTTGCAGCTTCTCCCCCTATCCTTGAGACAGCAGAAGCCAAGCTGGCCGCCCGCGTTTCAATCGCGGACATTTGACTTGCGAGTTTATTTAGGGCTTCCGCTCCCGTGGTCCGAATCTTTATCTTTGTGCCGGAAAGGCGATCGGCATTGTTAGCCGCATTCTGGAGAGATCCGTCAAGCGTTTGCAGCTTGTCAAGGCCCTGGAATCCAAGGCGAATCTGAGCCTGATAATCAGCCACGCCCCTCCCTGATGCCGGTGCCCCACCTTAGCGCCTCCTGGATCGGCGGGCGGCCTGGGTGGGGACGGCATCGGCAGAGGGCGCCTCGTCTGCCAGCACCTCGAAGTAAGCAGCGTGCAGGATCATGTCATCCCGCGTAGCGTTATTGCGGAGCTGGGTAAGGGTCATCCCCAGCTCCTTGCATAGCGCTAGCTGTAGCCTCAGCTTGTAGTTACTCTTGATCGCCTCCTTTAGCGCTTTTGGGATCGGCGTCAGCCAGCACCCCTCCGTTATCAAGAAGGGCGGTCATCAGTTTAATCATGTCGCCTTGAGCGTACTCATTGCGCATCTTCTGAACGTCCGCAATCTTGAACATGGGCGTTGTATCTTCGTGCTCCGCTTTAGCAATCAGGACCTTGTAGCCGTAAGCATTGTTGCGCTTGTCGCCTTCCACGGCCTCGCGGATGGCGTCATCCTCCGCCTGTGTGAGAGGAGCGAAGTACATCACGAACGAGTCGCCCGTGCTGAGCGTGATTTCGGCTTTGCGGCGCTGTGCCGTCTTGCGCAGGAGGGCGTCTACTTCTTGGCGTGCCATGGATGAGTTTGAGCAACGGGAACATGGTAGCACCGATCAGCGCATAAAAAAGCGGGGCCGAAGCCCCGCCGTGCTTACAGGCGCCACTCAGGGGGTCAGTCCGAAGACGTGGATCGGCTGACCGCTTACCGAGAAGTTGATCGAAACTTCGGTAGGGGAATCCTCGGGGGTGACGCCCCCGGAGAAGCCGAGCAGTGAGATTGGGAACTGGCAGTACAGGCTTTTCGCTTTGTCAATCGCGCCCGTGCCGCCGCTAGCCGCAATGGCCTTGAAGTAGGCGGACAGCATGGCGCCAGACTGATTGCGAAACAGACTACCTTGCACGATGCGGTTCGTAAAGGAATCGTCGTTTGAGCTGAGCCTGAGGGTGAGCGTCCCACTCCCGCTGGCGAAACCGGACTGACTGGTGCGGAACGGCGCCAGCTTTGCCTCGCCCGAGCTTGGCGTGCAGGGGAGAGAAGTGGTGTCGATTTCGCCCCGAGTCACCTCCAGTGTTACGGAGGCCAATTCGCAAACGGCCATATCAGCCGAGTAGGACATCTTGATATGGTTGGCGTTGCCAGGGGTGTCCGCGCCACTCGTGCCACCATTTCCGCTCATCGCTATGGCAGTGCCGCCTTTCGTGGCGGAAACGCTAACGGTCGTGGAGCTGGGGCGCGTCTTGATATAATAGACAGTGCCCTCAGTAAGAGCGCTGTCCAGTTTCGCGGTTCCCTGTTCAACGAAGGTAACGGGATCGTCAACACGAAAATCACTCGTCGCAGGAACGCCGATCAGCGAAAAGGTCGCCGGCGTAACGGGTACGGGAAAATCGGTCTTGTCGAGCAGGCAGGCGGTTGTGCCAGGGGGAACCATCGTCACCAGGCCATCTTGGCCGGTGAGAACAGTGGTTTGGCCGCAAGTCGTGACGGGCATCGGGGGACCGGCCCGTGGCCGGCGATAGCTTCGCGGTTCAGTCTAGGGCACCGGCGCGGGCTACGCCAAGGGCCGGTAGCTGGCGCTGCAGGGGCACGAGAAGCGGGTGTAGTGATGTGGCCGGTCCTGCAGTTGCGACTGGCTGGGGCCGGTGATGCGGCCGATCCGGGGCACGATTTGCTGGGTCGCCGTGGGGCGCACGCCGTTGAGCGCTTCGAGGGCATCCTTGATCGGGGTCGCAATCTGCAGGCCGCGCCCTGGGCCGATATTTTTGCGCGTGAAAATCTCGCAGATCAGTGAAGCGCGAATATGTCGCTGTGGTATGCCGCCAACGACAAGCTCGTTGATTAGACCGAAATTGAACTTGACCACGCAATACTCCGCCAGCGCATCAAAATTTACGGCAGATTGATTCTCGACAAAGACCGGCACGGGGGCGGCATTGTCAATGACGATGCGCTCATAGGTGCCACGAATCAGTTGCAGGTAATCGGCTGTCATTTGATGGCGGGGCGGATGAACCCAGATTTAGCACCCTGCTTGAACGCTCTGTCAAACCTGCCACCTTCCATGTATTGCGTGTACCATTCGTATTCAGCAGTTGAGATAGCTGGCCTGCCGCCGGCCTCGACTATCTCGTCGAGCGACATGTCTTGCACCTGGCCGCGAAGCGCTCCGGTCCTTTTGCCCATGGCGACTGGGGCTTTGTTGGGATCCTCTTCTTGCCTGACGAACTTGCCAGGAATCAGGTCCATTGCCTCTTGCGCATAGGGCGATGTGTTGCCAATCACGATTGCAGGAGCGCCTCTTTTGAGCTGTTCATCAGTAAAGCGCGGCACGCCAACACTTGCGAATACCTTGTTGCCGCGTCCTTCGACTTGCGAATACCATTTCGACTTAAACTTGCCGCTGTAGTTAGGGCCCTCCTCTTGCAAGTCGGAGATAATTTGGCGCGTGGCAGAGCGCAATGCTTCGCCGGTGGCGCGGCGAACGTCTGCTGACATGTTGCGCAATGGGTTTGCGAATCCCCTCGCGGGTTGCGATCGTCTTTGTGGCGCGTTAAATCCTCGGCCTGCCATTATTCCGCCCTCGCGGTGACTTTACTGGCGTACATATTGAACGTATTAGCGCCAGAGCCGGCGCCAGAGCCTTGTACGATGAGTGGCGCTCCGCTAAGCGTAGTGATAACCCTGCCGTCAAGCGTGGTGATATAGGCTGGCGACGTGCTCTCCTCGCCGCCACTGCCATAAGTTGGCCCAATCTCGGTGATTTTCCAGCGCTTGCCCAGATAGCCCAGGCGATCATTGGTACTGACCGGCCACGGAACCGCAATATGATCAATCCATACAACAAGCTCGTGGTCCTGCATCACGCCATCGCGCTCCTGTTGCGTCGAATTGAGCACTGCGCCGGCCCCGGTCACAGTTGTTTCTGTCAGTGAGATCGTGCCGGTAGTTTCGTTGTAGGTGCCAGGCGATATTTTGATGTAGCTGAGCGCGGTTGAGCGCCAGCGATCCACAAGCCGCTTGGCGAGTGAGCCTGCCCAAGCATCCTGTGGAGCGTTCATCCTCGGAACAGTGGCACCATGGACTCGTTGTTCCTGCTCACCCAGCAGCCGATCAGATCAAGCAGCCAGGGATACAGGCGTAGCACCGTTGGCGAATGCCTGCCAACGCGAGCGTCATTTGGTAGTACCTGTGGGGAGCGGGTTTCCCTGGGTGAGAAAAACTCTTCTTCGAGATCGCCGAGCTTCTGACGCTTGACGACAGGCGTAGGAAGTTGATCCGCCGCGCCAAATACGGCTGTGCTGTTATTGAACAGCACGAGAGCCAGCTCGGAGGCAGCAGCGGCGTAGCCGGCGCTCAGCTCGCGCCCGCAGCACGTCGCCTCGTCCGTACACCAGCGGAGGGTGCGCAGGGCGTTCTGTGCCTCGTTCAGGGCCCGGCCCTTCTGCGCCGTGGTGAGCGCCGCCCAGGCGGTGGCCTTGAGCGTGGTCGCCATGTAGGCGTCCGCAGTGGCCACCACGATGAGATCCGGGGGCGTGCAGTTGCACTGGGGCTCGCCGACGATCGCCTGGTAGGGGTAGGGATCAGCCAGGCGATGCCACGGCCACCAGACAGAGCTGCTCACGGCGCTCAGACCCCGATGACGCGCCAGGAACCGCCACGCCACCAGACCAGGGCAGACGCGGAGCCACCGCCCACAGGCGCGGAGCCGGCGGCGGGGGACGTGGCATCAGTGACCACACGGAGGGCGAACAGGGCGTCCATGTCGGTCAGCTGGGCCGCCGTGGGCAGGGTGGCGACGGTGAGGCCGCTCTTGAAATTGAGGTTTTGGAAGGAGGCCATCTGACGCAGGAGGCTCGGGCCCCCATCCTACCCCGGCCGCGCCACGAAAAAAGGGGGCCGAAGCCCCCTTGATCACTCCTCCCCGGAAGCCTATCAGATCGTTCCGCCGAAGGGCGAGTTGACGATCAGTCGCACCGCCGGAATCAGGCGAGATTCGGTGTACGCCAGGCTCCAGTTCGAGCCGGTAGCAAGTTGCGCGTTCGTCGGGTTGTCCTGGGTGGAGTTCCAGGAAGTGCCGGGAACGTGCTGAACCTGGTGGTAGTCCACAATCATGCCATCCTGCTTGGACGGAGCGTTGCGGGTCGGCTCGACTTCCATCGGGATCTGATCCCCCTCGCGCATCACGCCAAGACCGCAGATGTAGCAGACAAACTGCCGCTGCTGGCCACTGGTGCCGATGATAGGAAGTTGGTCGTCAACGATCACATTGAGGTTGTAAGCGTTGCCGATGAGCAACCTGGTATTCACGCCTCGACGATCGGCGTCGTAGGTGAGGAAGCCGAGCTGCTCCAGGTAGGCGGAACAGGCGGAAGGAATCACAAGGGTCGTGAGGTCCGACTGTCGTTCACCCAATCTGTAACGAGCCTCGATCACGTTCTCCACCGTCAGCCAGTTGGCGATAGTCGAGCCGGTCGTGACGGACTTGTTGAGACTGTGGACGGTGTTCAGGGGGCCGCCAGTGCCAAGCAGGCCCTCCATCTGAGAGATAAACTTCGTAGTGCGGAGTTTATCGATGGCGGGAGCCATTTGCTCGCCGAGCACTTTCATGGGGTCTTCGCCGATCGCCAGCTTCGTCAGCTTGTCGATCGCAAACGCAAAGCCTCGGTGAGTGATGGTCGCGTACTGCGTGCCAGCGGTGACCTTTTGGAACGTGAAGTGCCCCTCGCCGGACATGCCCCAGTTGTTACCAGAGGTCATCCGCTCCTCTACCGGGTTGAGCGGCCTGAAGAAGGGTGCCTCGATCCGGGTGCCGGTCGTGGACGAGAGCAGGGTATCCTCTCGGGCGACGATGCCGGACTTGATCATTCGAGACTGCAGGAAGATTTCTTCCTGCAGGTATTGGGCGAACTCGCCAGACGTTGCAAGCCGCGTGAGACTTGCAACGTCGCCGGCAAAAGTGCCGCCCAGGTTGCCAAGGTAGGCCACTGGAAGGAAAGCAAAGGGTCGTGAATTGGCTTACACGGCCGCGCAGCAGCGGTGCTTTCGCTCGGGGCCTAGCGCAGCCTCACCCCTTGCCTTGCGCGGAGAGCGTCGCTTCCGCTTCGGCCATGAGCTTATCAGCAAGCTCAGGATTGTCAACTTTCAGCTTGATGCGCTGAGTAATGTTGCCCGTGAGCCATGGATTGCTGTCCGTGGAGGCACTGCCGGCAGCGGCGGCCCCAGGGGTGCTCTTTGCGCCCATGCCACCAGATCCGCCGGCAGGCTTGGCGTGGTAGGCCCACTCGGGATCCTGGCGGATCTTGGCCATCAGCTCACTCGCGGGGACCTCGATGCCCTTGAACTTCACGACGAGAACGTCATCGCGCAACTGAGCGCCTTCCCCGAAAAGCGTCCATAACTGCTTAGGTGCTTGGGCTTCTGCTCCTACAGCAGCAAGGAAGTCGGCCCTAGCCTTATCACGCTGACTTTTGGTCGTGATCTCCGTGATCTGAGTGTCCTTGGCCTTGAGTTGCTCGTGTAGCGCTTTAATCTGATCGCGTGCTTCGTTGAGCAACTCTTGCAGTTGCCCTTGTTCTTCCATCTCTTTTTGCTTGCGAGCTGCTTCAGCCGCTTCCATTTCGCTGATGCGGCTCTGAAGTTTCTTCTTCTCGTCCAAAACTTCCCCCTTCTTGCCATCCAGGGCATTCAGGCGCTGTTCAAGCTCTTCAGCCCTGGCGGCCTTGGCTTGCAGGTCGGCAATTTGTTCGGGAGTGAGCGACATGGTGTTGCTTGATGGATGCGCTACAGTGTAGCGCGTAGCCGCCAAAGCGCACCATGGAAACCGCCAAGCCGAAAACTCCCGCTCCTGCTCCCGCGAAAGCCGCGCCAGTCGAACAGCTCGGCACCGATCTCGCCAAGCAACGCGACATGCTTGCCGAGATCGAGCAGCGCGACAAGGAGATCGAGAGCCTGCGACAGCAACTTGCCGAGTGGAAGGGCGCCAAGGGCGAGCTGGCACGCGATGAGCTTGGCTCTCAGGTCGAGGTCGTCAACATTGCCGGTCTGGTGATGGAAAAGACAGTTTACCCTGACGGCGACTCCGACGTGCAAGTGCTGAGCGAGCCCCTTATTGATGCGGAGTTGATTCTCGCAACAAAAGCGCATCAACGTGCGCAGGGCTTCTGATTCTCGCCATATCGCCCCTCGGTCAAGCGACTGGGGGGCTTTCGTTTGCTTGCTGCTTTCGCATCGCCTCGCGTTTGGCCTGCTCCTTGAGCGCCTTGACCTGCGCAACCAGCGTGGGGATGTCCATTTCTTCCGGGAGCCACTCGCCGCGAGCGAGAATCTTCATAAAGGCCTCTATCGGGAGCTGCCCCTTCTCCTCAAGATCGGACAGCACGCTTACGTCCTGACCGAGCAGGCGATAGAAGTCAAAGTCACGATCAATGACAACTTTTGGGGCTTCCTTGCCATTGTAGTCAGAGGCCATGCGAAAAGCCTCGTTAAGGGCATTCTCAAGCTCTTGCGCCGTTACCGCAAGTACGCAGTTGGCCTGCTGTTGATCGATTCGCTTTGCATCAGCAGATTCAGCGACAAACTTTTGCCCAAGCAGCTTTGTGACGCCAAGGTGCGAGATTTCGTTTTCGATGCGATCAAGCATTTCCGCTTGCGCAGCAAACGAACCCGCATCACAGGGCACCCAGTACGCTTTTGTGCCCGTATTCATTCTGATGCCATAGTTGACGCCAGTACCCGCTTCTCCGCCATCGTAGTCTTCAAGCACAAGCAATCCAATCGCCGCGATATGCAGCGAGTGCAGCATGTCAGCAAGCCGGCGGTAGTGAGCGATGTTCAGGTGCGCGACATCAGCAAGCGGCGGAGTTGCACATCTGAACCCTTCGCGTTGCGCGTAAATGTCAACTACGGGAATGTAGTCAAGATCGAACAGGCCAGTGTCAACAGCGAGCTTCTTATCTCCCTCGAATAGCTCGTAAGCGCCAGGAATGATAACACGAGCGGCAGGAGTGTACTCCTCACCGTATTCGCCGTCAGCAACTCTTCGCTCTTCTTCGTACCGCAGCATCGTCAACTTGGCGCCAGGGTTGTCATCCTCGCGTCGATGCCCGAGGTACTGCCAGGGATCGACAGGCACGAAATAAGGTTTCAGTGGTGACAGCTCATCAGCACCGCTAGTCGCTTGACGCCTTTCCGCGTCAACGATAAGAGTTGACATGCCATAAGCAAGCGCAGCCTCAAGCCTGCCAAGTGCAAACTGATCGAGCGACGTGCCATCGCCGTCCACATCCTTCCTGAACTCCTCCTCCCACCACGGATCACCACCTTCGAGCTTGATTCTGCGCCGCAGCACCATGCCCGCAGCGTTATGGATCAAGCGCTTTACGAATGGGGCAAGAACGCTCAGGTTGACGCGCTTTTGCCAGGGATCGTATTCTTTGCCGTCGGCGGTTTGTGTTTTCGCCTCTCGCGGCTCTCTCGGCAGGTAGACTTCCGCGTTGTTATGCAGATACTCCGTACCACTCGTAACAGCACGAATAATCTCCCATTTTTGGCGCATCCGAATAACAGTCGTATCCATGAAGAATGGAGACGCCTTATCATTGTAGTTTCGAGGCGTTAGCCTTACTCGGATGCTGCTCATTGGCGTGCCGCGTTTGCCGGCAGCTTAGCTCATCTGAGGCACCAGGTAAACGCTACAGTCAGCTCACCGCCTACCCCCTATGCCAGTCCAGACTGAATTGCGCCGGAGCGGCGACATTGTTGCCGGCAGGAATCAGCTATCGCTGAGGCCGGCCCAGGGCATGATCTTCAACGATCGCAGGCGCTTCCGCGTGGTCCTGGCGGGCCGGCGTGGTGGAAAGACGGTGCTCGGGGGCGTCGAGCTGCTTCGAGGGGCCGCTGAGGTGCCTGGGGTCTACTACTACGTCGCCCCTACCTATCGCATGGCGAAAGACATCGCCTGGGATACATACAAGAAGATCATCCCTGAGCGCTGGATTCGGAAGAAAAACGAGTCGAACCTGAGAATTGACCTGATAAACGGCAGCAGCATATACCTCAAGGGGTCGGAAGACCCCGACGCACTACGCGGCCCCGCGTTGAACGGAGTCGTGCTCGATGAGTGCGCGTTCCAGGAAGAGTACACCTGGCGTTCTGTCATTCGGCCGGCGTTGTCGGACAGGGGAGGCTGGGCGCTGTTTACTACCACTCCATCGCCGGAGGGTACTGCGGGATGGTTTTACGAAATGATCTTGCTGCTCAAGAATGCTGACCTCGCCGACCCAGGCCTTGAGCGCCTTGATCCGCAGCAATGGACGCTGTACGAGTACACGTCGCTGCAAGGCGGGAATATCCCATTGCACGAAATCGAAGAAGCTCGCAAAACACTCGCCAAGGACGTGTTCGAGCGCGAGTACGAAGCCAAGATTTTGTCGAACACGGGACTTGTTGTCTCTTGTTTTTCGATGCTCAACGTTGATTCGGCTGTCGAAGACGATCCCGAGCTACCGCTTTACGTCGGAATCGACTTTAATAACGACCCGCTGACCGCAATTTGTGCAAACATCGTCAGGGAAAGGGGAAAACCCAAAGAATTGCGCGTTTTCGCGGAAATGAACCTCAAAGGAGCGACGACATGGGATCTTGCTGAGCAACTTATCGACGTTTACGGCCTGAAGCGGCGTATTATCGCCTGCCCTGACCCTACGGGTAAGCGCAAACAGACATCCGGCGTCGGGGTGAGTGACTTACAGATCCTGCGCAAGGCTGGAATCGAGGTTTACGCCCCCGAGTCACCCTATACCACTGCCGACAAGATTCGCACCGTAAACGCAGCACTGCGCACAGCCGACGGGGAAGTACATACGAAGATTCACTCAAGCTGCCGAGAGCTTATTAAGTCATTCAGGACGCTTGGATATGCCGAGGGTACGCGGATGCCAAACAAGAAACTAGGCGTCGACCATGCTTTCGACGCCTTCGGGTATCTCGTGCTTGGCAAGTTCAACCTGACAAAGGGCCTGAACGGCTCTCGAACCGAGCACATCATCTACTAATTAGCTATATTTTCCAATTTTTCGGTGTTTTCGCGTGGGTCGCGCAGCCCAGTGACCTTGCCGCCGGGTGCGCTGCACGATTCTCTCGTGGCCCACATGATCCGCCAGCTTTCGACCGGGGATTCCGGTGGTTGGCTGGTGTAGATCGCCTTGCCGCAGCCCTCGCAGCGCCGCCTGCGCACCCATGTCCCGTCTTCGAGGCGGGAGGTTTGCACCACGCGAGAATCAGCAGTGCCGCAGCGCGGACACGTTACAGCGGCTGTGGAGGTCTTCTTCATCGTGCTGTCTTGCCGATGTCCAGGCGATCGGCGACGAGCTTGGCGTAGCCGGCGATGTCGAGCCAGCTATCGGAATAGTGCGGGTCTCCGGCGCCAATGCGGCCGAGCTTATGGCAGATCATGTCGATAGCTTCACTTTGATCGGGCTCCAGGCTTTCGAGTTTCTGTGGTGACATGCTGTCAAAAATCAGCTTTTTCAGCTCTTGCGTCAAGCGAGCGTGTTCCATGAAGCTGCCATAGCGACTCCCCCTCTCTTCAAGCGTTTTGTCAAGATCCATGACTTGTCTCGAAAGTTGCACCCTAGCTTACCACGGCCGGCGGGAGCAGTGCTACGATGGTGGCTGTTAGCGGCAAGCTCGTGGCAAGGTCCATTTTTTACAGCACTCCGTCGGGCACGAAAAACTTTCTCGAAGCGACTTTAAGGCGCCGCAGGATTCTTGCCACTGCTCGTCACAGCAAAAGCCTTCACCTTCATCTTGCTATCGCCGATGAGATTTCGCGCACGAAAGGCCGCACTGGTTCTGTGCCGCTAACACGCCAAGCGTTGGACATTGCAAAGGAAAGCCGAAACACACACGAGAAGCCGGGCCCTGGTTATATTATCGGCAAAGACGTGAATACGAACAAGATTCTTTTCGCAAACGGAACCTCTGTCTCTTTTGTCGGACCTTGCCCGCTTTCTAATCTTTCTCGTCGTCACGGGTGGCCGACTCCCTCTTTCGCGGACCTTGCTTTTATTGAGTCATGCGAGAAGCGTCTTCGTGTGCGCTTGTCGCAAGCAGTCGAGCGTTACCGGCGGGGGCGGTGCTATGATTGATCCATGAACAACCAACTCTTCGACCCGTTTTTGCTTGCGACCGATTGGCAGCTTGCGGTTCTTCAGGACTATCGCCGTTTTGCCATTGCAGCCGCTGGGAGGCGGCGTGGTAAAACTACTCTGGGAGTGCTCAGGCTCTGGATTGGCGCAGAAACGCGACCAGGGACTTACCTTTGTGTCGCGACCCGGCGCGACACGCTACTGGCTTGCTGGGATCGCTTTTTGGCTGTTATGCCGTTTCCCTGTCGGATCAATCGAGAAAATCTCTGTATTCATTTTGATAACGGTTCCAGGATTTATTTTGTAACCGAAGAAGCTGTGCTTGAAGGCAGTTGCAAGGGTTGGCAGATTGATGGTGTTGTTGTTGACGAGTTCTTTTTTTGCAAGCAAAAAGCGGGTTTAGCTATGGTACTTTTGCCGGCGTTGTCGGACAACGGAGGTTGGGCGCTGCTGACTGGCTCTGTCGGACAGGCAAGGCCTGCCACAGACCGCCTTCAACTGCTTTTGCGGATTGCTGTGATGCGGGCCGGGTTTGACTTGTCAAGTATCGGCATTTACGCTTACGGTAGTTGATCCATGGAACGCCCCCTGTCCTACACGCCGGTCAAGTGCGACGGCAAGTCTGGGTGGAAGCTGCCGTACCCTTACGGCGTACTCCCGTCGAGTGGTAGTGTGGTTGCCATTGATCCGGCAGGGGTGACCCGCCTTGTCTCACGCAAGCTCATCACTAAGCATTGACATGATCTTTACTATTTCTGACATTGGTGGGCAGATTGGGCCGCTTGCTTGGGCGAATAGCTGTGATTGCGCTTGGGGGACGGTATGGTTTTTTGGCAGAGAAAGTAGGTACTTAGTTGGGTTTTACAGAAACGCACCACTGCCCCCCTGTTCCTATGGAGCGTTGCAGAGCGAGGTGCGGGTGTGGGGTCGATGGTAAGCTGAGATATGAGGTGTGAGGTGGGTAGTAAGCTGAGATATGGGGTGTGAGGTGGGGGAGGTATGGGCACCCGCCCCCGCGCACACGAAACTGCAACCCTACCCCGGCTCCTATAAGGAATCGAAGCAGGATTGCAGTGGTGAAAGTATCAAAGAGACTCGACTGATCTTTGGTCATTCAATACGTCAATGTGGGCAAATGGATAGCGGTTGCAAGATGCATCACAAAAATAATTGGCGTCTTCTTCATCATCAAAGCTTTTGAGAATTGTAAGGGTTTCGCCTTCATCGTCAAATCTCACGACATGGAAGGGGGCAAGGGGAATGCGGAGGTTAAAGACTTGTGCCATTGGAGGAGGAGGGGTGTTTGACTCTCTCATTCTAGGCTCCCATGGCACGCTTGCCAGTGGGAGCTTAACAGTTTGTAAGGTGGCTCAGGAACCGATAAGCCTTGCCTCCCCTGACGGCAGCATTTTATAGTGGGTTCTCTTGTGCCCTAGTTTTTCTTCTAGGGCATTATAGATACGGCAAGCGTTCTCCGATGATGGGCCACACTGGCAAGCGCCAGGCTTAAAGTATCGCCCTATTCTACAAAGACGAGAATAGAGTTCTGAGAATTGTCCGCCGTGATAGTCTGAGGCAAACCAATAATGAGCTTCTACAATGTCAAAGCGGTCAAAATACATAACGAGAAAAGCGAGAGGGAAAAATGAGACAATCAGGCTTGCGGTTTCATTCGCATGGCCAGCGTTTCGACTACGTTGCAAGCGAGTACGCCGTAGGGGCTGGCATCATGGCAGTGGGAAAAACTGCCTTCTTCTTCGTAAGATGCTATGTTCCATCCATCGGATAACTCTTCCTGCTCAAAGGCGTTAAGTTCTTCTTCATCTTCATCGCTCAGGCCACTGCTATCACCGTTGATAATTGCACTCAGCCAGTGTTCGGGCACTTCCAGAATCTTAGCCTCCCACTTACTGATAGGGTCAGTGTTAATCGCCTCAGCTTGCGCTTCCAGCGTGAGAGTCCAGAGGAACAATGCGCCGTCACCCTCCGAAGATCCGAGACTACATCCTGAGGGGGCCGCCCAGTTCAGAGCATCGAATAACTCGGAAACTATCTCTCTTGATATTTCGTTAAGCCTGGGGGGCAGATCAAGGCAGAATGAACTGCCAGGCTTGCAGCCGTGGGCGGCGATTGCGGCGGCTGGCTGCCACAAGTCCCGATCAAGTGCGATACCTAACCTGTCAGCTTCGCTGATCAAGGCCTCGCATAAGTGATCGGGTCTCAGTGTGGCGGACGAGACAAAGGTCTGGGCGGCGATTAAAGAAAGCATGATGAGAAAAGCAAATGAGTGAAGGTGGGCTAGCGTGCCGGTTTAAGTGTGGGTACTTCCGTCAGCAAGCATGGCACCGTATAACTTGCAGAGCGGTAACAAACCGTACAGTGTTACAGTCTTCCCGCTACCATCATCCTCCGCCATAAAAGCAGCTTGCCGCAGTAGGGTTAATACGTCTTGTTCTTTGATAATACTCCACTGTGCTAGTTTGGATAGTTGGGCATCGGTGAGAACCTGAAATGATTCACCTAAATGGCCCGCTTGGTCTAGGAGCGGTTGACGGTAGCGCATGATCAGGCTCGGATAGGGGAAAGATCACCATCATTGACGACTAAAAACTTGTGATCCTTTGTATCGATGTAGGCAGTCCCAGCATTAGAAAAACAACAGACATAGACTCTGTGCCAGCGCGAACCTAATCGGATCGCATAATCGGTAGGGATGCGGCGGCCATAACCTGACGCGCAACGGCCAGAGTTAGGATGCCCCGCGAAAGGACGCAACTCTGGCACAAAATCGGGGAAAACTTCAGCAAGGTACTCAACAGCCATCGGAAAAACCTCCTTTGTGGTTTGCCCCCGTATCGTAGCGCGGCGATGGCACGCTTGCGAACGGGAGCTTAACACTTATTCACACTACGGGACGAGCGAGGGTGCTGTAACACTGATCGATCGGGCGGCCTTTAAGGTCACCGGCACGGAAAACGTACAGAGCGCACCCTCTAGGGTCTCCTTGTTCATAGGCAGAGAATCCGTGCTGCTTTGCAATATCTTGCGCACGTTGCATAGCTTTTTCCGACTTATCGGCGATTCTAGGCCCTTGAATGGTAGGGCAACCGTAGCGGTCTCTGTGGAATCGATGATAAATCCCGTTTTCTACCTCTTGAATGGTGCCATTGCACAGTTCTTCCGCCCATGAATGGATAGCACGCTCGCAGCGCTTAAGCGCTGCCCACTCCTCACGGTTGAATGGGGCAGTCTTGGTTGCGGTTGCAGTGGCCATGAATGGTCTCCGGTTGAATGCTTGGGAATCCTAGCGCATGAATGGCACGCTTGGGGGCGTGCGCTTAATGTTTATTCACATTGCGATCAGTGGAGAACGGGACAACTTCTCCCCCTGCTCCACCCTGCGACAAAGCTCGCTAAGTTCTCCGATTGTGGCAATACTAATGGGCCCCAGTGAGATACGGGAATCGGCAGTAAGTATCAGCATCGCAGCATCGTACAAAGCTGCCTTTGCGTCTTCCTCGGAGGGAAAGCTAAATCTGTCCATGAATGCCCTTTGTTGAATGCCCTCCTATAATACGCCATGAATGGCACGCCTGGGCTTGAATGCTTAACAATCAGTAACAGGCCAGGGGCTGTCTCAGTGAGACTCGTTGCGGCGCAGTGAGTCTCAGCCCTACGTCTCGCCGTCTGTCTCGCCTGTCTCAGCTGTCCCAGGCTCGCCAGGGAGCGACGCGGGGGCAGGCTGCTCGACCGTGACCGTCAGCGTCAGGTCTCCCTCGCTCAGGCCAGCCGACTCCCGTAGCTCCCCGGCGATCTCCCCTGCCCTCTCAAGCCCTTTCAGGGCAGGCCCCCAGTCGCCTGCCGCCAAGGCCCCTTGAATGGCCCTAGAGCGGGCGGCAGCCACCTGGGCGCGGCGAAGCTCCGGGGGTGCCTGCTCAGCCGCCAGGAGGGCCTCCTCGGCGCGGCGCTGGGCGCGGCGCAGCGTGCGGGGTGCGACCTGGGGGTAGAGGCTGTCCAGATGCCAGCGCACCTGAATAGGAAGCCGGCCAAACGTGTATTCATTGAATGCAGTTTTTATGATCTCGTTAATATCTGGTTCTTCCTCTTGAATGCTATTATCCCAGGTTGCCGCCCAAGCATTGTGCGTTCTCAAAAGACGCTCGCTGTCTGTTAAGAAGTGGGCCGGCAGGGCGGAGCGTTGAATAGGCTCTGGTGTTTGCACTGGATCGCTCTTTCTGCCGGCAGCGTAGAGCGTATGTGAGTTTTGCTGCAAGTTGCAAGCGGTTTTTACGTGCTTTCTGGGCCGGCAGGTAGGGGGAAGGAGTACAGCCCAGCTTATGGATTGGGCTTTCGGAGCATTGGAAGGAGCTGATATGCTCTGAAGGCTCCGAAAGGGCCGGCAGGGAAAGGGGTAGTAGTATGTACATAGAGTGTTCTCACCTTTTTTTCTAAAACCTTGTTTTTAGGTGGATTGATGATACATTTTTTGACTTTTCCACAGGCACGAAAAATATATGTATACCCAGTTGATCGTGGGCACACACCACACCATTCCCTGCGCCGGCAATGCCTTTCGGAGTCTCCACAACAGACCACATCTATCCAAACCCGTGTGCAATCAGGCCAAACCCCTTGCGAGCACTGGGCTTTCGTAGCATTAAAAGAGATTTTCCAAAGTGTATCCCCGCGAACCAAAAAACGCCCACTCATAAGCCGATCTTATTGAGCGACTCAGGGCAGGCGTTTTGGCAGTTTTTCCCCACGCCGGCCCGTTAAGCGAGGGAGCGAGCGTCAATGAAGTAAGTCGTACTCGGAATCGCTTTCGTCATTATCATCAAGCGTCTCATCGAAGATGGAAAAAGCCACTCCTAAGCCTATTGCTGGCCTATTAAAGAACGGATCGTAAGCAAACGGAATGTCGTACCATAAACTGCCGTCAATGTTTGAACGAAATTGGCTATATGTCAAACTGCTGTTAGGCAGCAGGCAATGATAGAGAATTATCATCTCAGCTTTTTGGCTGCACTTAACATAAAGGTCTGACTCGTGGTTACCAATCTCGCAACCAGCGGCAACAAGTTTTTCGTAGAGTGTCATGGAATCATCCGGCTCACGCCGGCAAGAAGGTGGATGGTAGGGATTTCAATAAGCAGGCAGCTTACGGGAATGTCTATCAGCAGCCGCGGCGATTGCTTCACGCCGCGTAAAATACTGGCTACGGTAACGTCCGCAAGGAGACACCACGATCCAGCAGCTCCGATCGCTTGGGCGAATAATTGTATGCCCGTGGCGCCTGATACTTGCAGCAATAGACAGAATCATCATGGAATCATCCGGCTTGCTGCCGGTCGTTTCAACAAACATACAATAGCACGAAAAAGGGGCAAGCGTGGCACGCTCACCCCTGAAGGCTTAACAGTTTGTAAGGTAGCTCAGCGCCAGGCGGCCATGGCAACATTGTTCACTCGCAGCTTGAGAGTATCGCTACCCGTCCATACCTCCTTGTCTCTGCCTTGATAAGTCTTGTACCATTGATATTTGATCTGAGATAGAAAGTAAGGCCGGTGAGTAAATGCAATCATTATGGCATGAAGCCTGCTAGCTGTAGTTCTCGTTTGCCAGCCACAATCACTGATCCATACCGTCTGCTCTGCCGGCCTGATTGCGGCGATCTCGCTACCATGAAGCCTGACGCTGATGATACGCTGATAGCCGATCGTATGAGCGATGCCATGATGGGATTGTTCAACAGTGGTATTTCCTGACTTGAAATAGACACCATCATAGTCAGCTTTGCCAATAAGATCATTAATGGCACTAATCATCTGCTCTTCGATTTTTCTCATTGCGTGATCCGGCTTGCTGCCGGTCGAAAAGGAGTTAAAGGGAAGGAGTTAAAGAGGTAGTGCGTAGTGAATGTGAGCACCTGGCGCGATGTGCGGCTGGTAGAAAGTAATGCCTATGCGCTTCAGTGTCCCGTCCCTCTTGTTGCCGGCATAATAAATGGCATGGCTGAAAAACTGATCCGTCATACTCCAACCCAGATCACGCAATCTCTTGCTCATGCTTGTTTCGCCGCAAGGCATTTGCACAAAGTCTGAAAGATCGATTGGCGCAGTAGACTGCTGGCTCATTGCGTGATCCGGCTTGCTGCCGGTCGTTTCAACAATGCAATCCTACAGCCTCCTGCCCTGAGCGTGGCACGCTTGCCGTTAAACGCTTAACAGTCTGTAAGGTGTCCCTCCCCGCATGAGGTTTTGGTTGCAGTTCGCCCCTGGCGTTACCTGTCGCCGTATTCTCGTTCCCCCCACTCTCCCTCCCGCTCGCAGCGCACCACGAGGCTCCCTGGCCCGCTCAGCTCGATCGCTGCCCGTTGTGCTGCCTGCGCGCGCAGCGCCGCCGTGAGCCTGAGTGGTCACTCAGCAGCGGTCTCCGGAGCGCATGGTGAGCATGAATGGCTCACAGGCCGCTCGCGGCACGTCTGCGGGGGCTTGCTTGAATGTGCCATCATGTCTGTGCGTTAAGAGGCGTGTCCGTGTCCGCGAGCGAGCCGCAGCAGGACGGGCCGTTGAGGGCCTGGGCACCGTCGATTATTGGGGTAGCTGCCCTGCTGCTTTCTGCCATGCAATCGCACCACGGCGGAAGCAGTAAGCTAATCGATCAGCTACAGAAAAACAATGAAGAGCTTGCCACGGTCGGCGCAACACTAAAAATCGTGTGCGAGCGACTCGAAAAGAAGGATGAAGCAGATAAGAAGCGGGACGATCGCTTGACAGAAGTAGAAACTACCCAGGCGCGGATTCTTCAACGCCTGGGCATGGATCCTTGAATGCTAGCTGGTTATGATTCTAATAATAAGATGGATGAAAAAATAGACAACAAAAGCCAGGACGATCAATACAAGGGAGATTGCCAGCACCGCAAGAAACGCCATAATAAGCTGAATGAGAGTCAACATGTTACGGCGTCCCGTCAAGTACGATCAGCTTGCCATCCACACCAAAGAATGCCGTTATCCCAAGGAATTGAGGGCTAGTAACATTCTGGCGTCTGAGATACTCTAGCGCATACTTCTCCCCAATCCGCAACCCACTCGTCATATCGCGCTGATAATGAATGCCGTCGAATCCGCGACCCATGGTCATATGCCACATCATAAGATCGATCTCTTCGTGTAGATGCTCGATCCCAAGTGATGGTACGGAGCCATTGGCGAACCAGACTTTAAGTATGGTTCCCCATACGCCGGCATCGACAGCGTGACCGCTAGGGTCGGCACTATGAAGTGGGCTGCCTGCAGCCAGGGGCATCGGCAAGTAGTGCCCGATCTGATCAACAATCCATCCCGCCAGCCTCAGAAAAGCCTCGTTCAGCTCTCCCCGGCAGGCCTCAGGCCAAAGCTCCTCAGGGCGCGGCCGGCGAAAAACAGTAGATTTCAGATGCCAGGCGTGCTCTCCTGCCGCGAGCATGACCTGCCCCATAGCCCCCGCCATTTCCCATATCCCACCAGGGCCAACAAAGGCGTCTTCGTTTTTAGCGACAGGGAAACGTGTGGACCTAGGGGCATTGGCTGCCACCAGGATCTCCATAACGCATCGCCCGATGAATCCGGGTGAATCCTGATGCGCGAAACTCCCAATATCCCTTAGGGTGACAGGGATTGCAGCTCCCGCCGCTAGCCGCTGCGGTTCAGGAATCCGCCCACTCTGCAGGGCTTCCCATGCGGCATAATTGCCCCCGTATTCACCGATACGTGTGCGAGTGGCGAACGAGAATGGCTCACCCCAACCCGTCGGGATCTTGGCGTAAATCAATTTCCCGATTCGATCAGCACCGACCCTCGCCGGATTCATGCGGAATAGGCCATTTGGTCCGTCGGCCATGAGCAGTCGATTGTTCTTACCGAAGTCGGCAAGCATCTGTGCCCCGCGTATGGCAATAGGGTGCTCATTAATGTCCGCAAGCGGCACGTTCCGAAGCAAGACGATCAGCCCGAGTAGAGCTAATTCACCTGAAGTCCGCACACTTTCATTAGATGGCGTTCCGGGTACTGGTGGGGTGTCGGTATTGCCGTACCCTGCCTGTGGTGAAACGATGCGGCGCGGGCCCGGCAGGTTCATCGCATTCATTTTCTCCTGCCGGAGAATACGATTAGGTTCTGCCAAGGCATCGGCAAGCTGCGCGGCAGAATGCCCTTTGGTGAAAAAGGTTGGCATTGGAGGGGTGGAGATAGGGTGGATAATACTACGCTGAAGGCTCAGTAGTGTCGCGGCCAATATCTTTCGGGACAGATTGCAACCAAGATTCTGCGCCAAAGCGGGGCGCACTGTAGCGCTTGAATCTCATAGATTAAGTTATTTCTAGAGATATTTAGGCGATTAACCGACTGTTGCTCTTGCTGGAGCTTGCCCCTCTCGTGATTCAACGCATTTTGCAGCTTTACCAGCTCTGACGCAAACGGCATCCTGAGAATCCTTTCCAGTTCCGGCTCGATAGCAAAGTAGTGTTTTTCGGTTTTTCTTTCAGGCCAACAAGGATTTAAGCGTTTTTCGTTTTCTATGTGAGGAACCGGTCTTGCAACATGATAGACTGTAAGCGCTTTCTTGTCAAGGAGTTGCGCATGGCATTGACCGAACCATCTTGGTTCTCCTTCGGCTTGAACACTGTAGATTTCAATGCCCGGAGGCGGGCACCCTGTCCCGGTAATGACTGTCTCTGACGTGACAGTATAGAGGGTGACCTGTTCCATGGGAGTTCCTGGCTGGGTGAAAGGAGTTGCGGATGGCATTGGAGGGGGTCCGTTACAGAAAGAACAATAGCACTGATCCCGTAGCGTGCAACGCTCAGGCCCCAAGAGCTTAACATTTAATCACAAAGCAGACTTTCGCATGAACTCCTCAAACGTCAGCGAGCGAGCTGGTCTCGCCTCCTCTGCCGGCACCCAGCACCATTTGCCACCATCAAACCAGCCGACGCGATCATCAACGCGATCTGCGGGCTGTGCTGTGCGAGCGGTGCGTTTTCGCCACCATCCGCGATCAGCGTAGAAAATCTGCCCGATCGGAATGTTCTTGAAGCGCTGCCGTCTCGATCCCAGGTCGGCAGGTCTGGTGCTGGAGTCAATCAGTTGCATCGCTCTCCTCCGCCGGCTCCTCCGGCTCAGATACCCAGCTCTTGAGCGCCTGGCGCTTGGCCGCGATGGCCTCCTGCCGGCTGTCGAACTGCCCAACAACGCGGTCCCTGATCCTCGCTGTCCACAGCCCCGAGGTCCGGGAGTAGCTCAGGCCGCCGCGAAGCCACATAGGCCGTGCTGCGGCCCTGCCGCGCCTGTAGCGGCGCGTGAAGACCTCGGGGGAGAGGCTGAGGTTGGCGAGTCGCAGGTTCAACGGGTCCCCATCGAGAGGCGTGACGTGCTGAGCAGGGGCGATACCATGATACAACGCCCAGACAATAGCCCCAGCAGGATAGCATTTACCATCAATGCACAGCACGGGCCTCCCCTTCGCCGGCAGGAATACGTCATCCCCCGCACGGCGCGGCCCGCGACTGATAAGATACTTGATAGAACCGTCGATTGGGTTGTAGTGATAACGCTCTCTGAGGAGCGCGACAGGGGGAAAAGTCATGAGCTGGTCTCCCCCTCTCCCTGCGGCATTTCGATCAGATGGCGAACCGCCCAAGCCCGGACGTGCCGCCAACGAGACCGGCGGACATCGACGGTATTACCGTCGCGCCAATTGTCATTGGCGCTGATGATCTCGTTGGCCAATGTTGGGGAGATCGAGTACCACTCGGCGGCTTCGTCTGGGCTCCAGTTGCCGTCATCCGTTGCCAGGTCGGCAAACGACTGCCCCTGTGCCAGGGCAACGGCTCCCAGGGCGCAGACGCAGCCGGTTCGGCGATCACCCAGGGCGCCCTCTGACAGCTCCGGTTGCGGCAGGGCATCGAGAGCGGCGACAAGCTCCCGGAGGAACGCCTGGCCACGCCTGCCTCGCAGGGTGGCGCGCTTGGCGGCCTCGTAGCGTCCCCAGTCGAGGGGGTTATCGGACTCGCCCTCCCATGTGCGGCTCACGACTCCACCTCCCCCTTGTCGGCGGCGGGCACCGGGAGCGCAGCGCCGCCCCAGCGGGCAAGCTCCTTGCGGGCCAGGTCAAGGGCAGTATCGAAGTGTGCATACCACATAAAACGCTCGCCCTGGTCACCGACTGTTTCGTGCTGATCCCATAGGCGATCTTTCAGCGCGCACCATTCCGCATCGCTGATTTCCGCCCCCGCACTGGGTGGCACCGCAGCGCCGCCCCAGCGGGCAAGCACGGCGCGGTCCCACACGGCGCGGGCGTAGGCCAGAGCTGAGGTATTCAGGAGCACCCGAAAACCGCCTGCCGCCATCACGTGCTCAACGTTTTCAGCGCAGCACCTTGCCGCCTCTGCGAAGTCATCCCGCAATTGCTGTGGCATCAGCTCCAACAGCTCCTTATCGCTGATCTCCGCCTGCGGCAGCGGCCCCGCCTCGCGGGTGGCGGCCTGCGCACGGGCCCAAGCGTCACCCTTGGCGGCAACAAACAAGTCGCTGGAAGCCACCCTGACAAGTGCCGGTACTGCCCATATCTCACTGAACCACTGCGTTGCCAGTTCCCTGACCAGTTCCCTGGGCGGGATGATCTCCGCCCCCTCCGGCGGCAGCGGCCCCGCCTCGCGGGTGGCGGCCGGCGGGGTGGCGTGATTGCGCCAGGTTTGCAGCACCCGGCGGATGCGTGGTAGCTCCTCAGCGGCGCGACGCTCGGCCCACGCCAGATCGTCGCCGGGTTCGCGCTCTGCGTCGCCGATGTCCGCCAGTGCTGCCTCAGACCACACCAGCGCCCGGATCAGATCCGGCGGCACGATCGGCGGGGTGGGGCAGCTACAAGCGCCGGGAAGCGGGCAGCCGCGAGGCTCCAGTGGTGGGGCCGGAGGGGTGGGGGTGGGGTCGGTCATCGCTGCGCCTCCCGCTCAAGATCGGTAGCAGAGCCGTGGTTGCCCACGCTGCGCAGCCATTGGGCCACCGCGAGGAGTACGGCGCGGGCTTCCGGCTTCCACTTCAATTCGGGAG